ACTGATGGCAGGGGGTGGGGGCGGTGCCCAAGTTTATCTCACTCCCGATAGACCAGTTACTCCAGAAGATGCTGGCATGTCTGCTGTGGACCAGTATTTGTCTGGTAGAAGATTTATCGCACCTGATAGAGCCCCTAATACTACTTTCCTCCCTAAAGCAAGAGAAAATATCGCTGATACTGCAAGTCGATTTGCCCGTACGGCAGGTAAATATGGCGGTCTTGCAGCAGCACTTGGTGGGGGTTTGAAAAATCTCTATGACCAAACTGCATCAGGTGAGCCACTAAGTGCGACTAGTTTAGGCACTGGTGCTTTGGCTGGCTATCAATTCGCCAGACCATTAGCGACAAGAGCAGGTGCACAATTAGGCACAAGGGTTGGGGTAAGACAGGCGGAAAATCTACGAAAGCCTTTGACTGAATCCCAAGCAGCAGAGCCGTTTGCGATGCCTGAGCAAACTGATATGGGAATGTTTGATGTTCAGCCTCCTGCTAGTGCTAATTACTATCAAGGTAGATTAGCACAACCATTCAACATTCCTCAAGGGACTGACATGAGTATGTTTGCCTCACCAAAACCACCTACACAAATTCCCAGTATGCCCTATCAAGATTTTCAAAATCAAATTGGTATAAGACCCAACATGACATTACCACCTACTCAATCACCACAAATCGGCACTCAACCTGCAACACCTCCGGATATGTCAAGTAATTTGCAGTCTTCACCTGCTTTCACTAGTGCTACTGATGCAGCCATGGAACAGATGAAGGAACAGCAGAAGGCAGCGAAAGAAAAGAAGGAAGAGCAACAGGATACATTCAACGAGCAACTCAAACAGAGAATGATGGGACAACAAGACGAACAATCAACGGGGGCTTGAGATGGCCTCCAGTGAGGAGAACATGGAGGAGTTCATCCTCAACATGGACAGGGAGATGTCGAAAAAATCGTTCGAGTACTTCTTCACCGAAATGCTTGAGTTTCTATACAACGACCATCACGTATCTTGGCACGATGGCTTAGCGAATCACCAGTACTACTGCGTCAAGGCGTCTCGTGACCACGGCAAGTCCGTATTCTTCATGTCGTACGCTCTTTGGCTAGCGGCTTTCAAGCCAAACACCCACATCATGATATTCTCACATTCGCTTGAGCAGACCCTTGAGCACATGCGCTTCATCAGGAACCTCGTTGAGGGCACACCTATACTGAGGCACTTGAAGGACGACAGCGACAGGTGGGCAAAGTCCTACTTCAACTTCACAAACGGCTCGCGTCTGATGGCGAAGTCAGTTGGTGGTGCTACCCGTGGTTTCCACCCTGACATAGTTGTCTGTGACGATATTCTCTGGGGCACGACATCCACTGAGTTGGCCAAGACCGCTGACTGGTTCTACGGTGTCCTGCTCCCTGTCCTCCACCACAGCAGCAAACTGATGATGGTCGGTACACCATTCTCCTACAACGACCTCTATGCCGAGTTGGAGCAGAAGGAGACCTTCAGGGTAGAGACATTCCCGGCGATAGACGAGAAGGGAAACGCACTCTGGCCCGACCGCTGGAACTTGGAGGCACTTAACGAGAGGAGGCTCTCAATGCCCGCTATACAGTTCAGCCGTGAGTATCTGTGTGAGCCAATTCATGATGTAGCGAGTATGTTTCCGATGGATATGCTTGAGAAGGCCAAGGACACTAACCTCGTCTTGCTCGACAGGGCTGAGACGTTCTACAATGACGAGGGTGAGGCCGATGGCGTCTTCGGCCACCACTTCATTGGCCATGACCCCGCTATCGCATCCGACAAGAACGCTGACTTCACCGCTATGACTGTGATGAGGATAAAACCAGACGAGGAGTTGAAGGAGATAGTGCATGTCGTTCATGAGAGAGGCATGTCCTCCATGGCGCAGAAGCGCATGATGGTATTGCTCAATAACAAATTCAAACCTGATTTGATAGAACTTGAGGGCAACAACTTCCAGAGAATGCTTGAGCAGGAAATGAGGGAACTGGCCTCCGACATGCCAATCAGGGTATTCATGACCACGCGTACAAAGAAAGAGTCGCTGTTCATGTCACTTCTCCTTGCGTTTGAACAGGGGCAAATCAAATTACCATATGGTGACGAGAGAAGCAGGAACTACACCAATGAGGTCATGCAGCAGTTGAATCGTTTCGGTATGCAGAAGAATGGCAAGTTGGAAAGTGTGGGAGTGCATGATGACTTAGCCATGAGTATAGCGCTTGCTAACTGGGCTTCGAAAGAGTTCAGAGGCTCAGTAATGCTCCTTGATGATTATATGCCGGGTTTCGACAACTGGTTCAGAGGAGGGCAGAAAACGCCCTCGTGGATGGTGCCGTAGATGAAGAAGAAAGACAATAACACAACATATGTGAAGGACGGGAATGAGAATAGGACGTTTTGGGTATGAGCACATTTTCAGTCAGCGGTGATGGGTGGTTCGAGGATAACCTCGGCGTCAGCGCTACTGAGATTGTATCAAGGCTGAGAAAGGCAAGAAGACACAACAAGGATGAGAAGCATGACATCGATGCTCTGATTCAGGATGTCAGGATGCTCAAGGCAATGGAAGTCGAGATGACTCTGAATTCAGTTGACTGGGCCAATGATTACCTCAATGAGATAAGAAACTTCGACCTGTCTGATAAGAGCCTCAAGTCACTCAGAAAGTTCTACGACAGCCGTAAAGTGGGTTTGGTCAAAGCATGCCTCATGTGGAGAAACGCAGATGAGACTCTCAAGATGCTGAATGAGCACGAGGAGGTCTGGGGCGATGAAGAGCGGAAGACTTGGGTAGATGCGATGAGTATGAAGAAGGACGCTCGCAAGATGTGGAAATCCACACTCTCGCAGATGGACAGACTTACTGGTAAAGAGCAAGAGACAATTAGTAAATGTGTCAATCTACTCAAAATGAATGGACCCATGAGTGCTAGGGCCCTCTTCGAATCTGATAAGATTGAGAAGATGCCGGGGTTAACCGCCAACAAACTCTCCAAACTTTTGTCTTTGTATGGAGAGGAGGTTGACATTGTCAGTGGTGCACAAAGGGGCACCTTCGTCAAGATGGACAAACATGGACTCGTTCTCAAAGACCCGTATGCTTACGCTGCTGGTTTTCTTGACGCTGATGGTTATATTACTATAACAAAGAGAGGCGAGCCAAGAGCAGGTTTCATCGCCACTGGTACAAGAGGCAGACTACATTGCGAGGAACTTAGGAAAGTCTTGGATTGTGGTGTTTTACAACTTGACCAGAAAGTGTACAAAGACAGTCAAAGAAGCCAACACAGATTACAGTTCTACTCCAAGGGGGATATCAAAAAATTGCTTGACAAGATTATGCCTCATCTTCAGATGAAGAAAACTCAGGCAAAAGCAGTGCTTGCCTTTATTGAAGAACCAGACTCTATGAGGAAGGAAGAACTCAAAAGAGTAGTTAGGTACTCGAACTGGAGCGACGACAAGGCAAAGAGCCAGACCCTTCTCGCAGAGTGGGGCGTGAGCGCCGACGACGTCGCTAAATGGCAGGAGGGATTGTAATGGTTGATGAAGCAGAGAGGGGACCAGTGGGCCGATTTATAGATGCAATAAGGAATCCATTCAGAATCCGTTCTACCCCTCAACCTCAGATGCCTCTCTATACGACTGGTATACAAGAGCCGGTTTTGGCTCAAGGGATAACTATACCCGCGCTTTACGCAGTTTCTCATGAGAATCTTATTCTTAGAACTGTTATCTCAAAATTACAACAAGAGATTTTCAGGAGAGGTTACTACTGGGAAAAGAAGTTTCAGAAGAAATGTGTCGAATGTGATGAAGAGTTTCAATTCAATGTGGATGTCTGTGATGTCTGTGGTGGCGAGGTGAGGGGTCCTGACCCCCATCAGACCACTTACGCCAAATGGCTGCTGAAGGGGGAGAATCAGATGGAGCAGAGTTTCCTCCAAGTTATGTTTGAGATAGAGAAGGACCTCAATGTGGTTGACGATGCTTTCTTGATATTAGTCAAAGATTACTTTATTGACCCAGACACAGGAGAGATACAACACTACAGAATCAAGGAGGTTATTCGTGGTGACCCTATCTTCATGAGAATCATATCCGACAAGAGGGGAGTCAGGGGTGGTAGATACAAAGTATGCCCAATCCACAGAGACCAAGTTGCTTATCCCGGTCAAGAGGAGAAGTGCACTATATGCGGCAACCAAATGCAGGACGCACACTATGCTAACATGGCTGGTAGTGGAAAGACCCAGTACTACCTAGAAGGAGAGGTCATACACATTAGCAAGTATGCACCTAGCAAACTGTATGGAAGGAGCCCAGTCAATACCATGTGGAGGCAGGCAATGACCCTCACAGCGATGGACAATTACATGTATACTGCATACCAGAAAAGAAGGACTCCAAAAGGTATCATATCTGTTACCACTGACAACCTAGAGTCGATGAAGTCCTTCTGGAAGGCAGTTGACGAGAAGATGGAGAGAGACCCGCATTACATACCAAAAGTCGGTATTGAGAGTCAGACCGGTAGAGGAGGAGTAAACTGGGTCAAGTTCATGGATACTCTTGAAGAGATGCAGTATACTGCTGTAAGAGATGAAATGAGAAACAGGATTGCGGCGTTCTATGGAGTTAGTAGTATTTTCATGATAGACAGCGGCAAGAGTGGTGGCCTTGGTAATGAGGGCATGCAGATTCTAGTCACAAACAGAGCAGTAGAGTTCGGTCAGAAGGTGTATACAGACATACTATTCCCAAGAATGTTACGACAGATGGGTGTTACAGATTGGAAGATTACACTATATCCAAATGAAGAAGAGGATGAGATTACTAGACTCAGAAGAGATGAGATGGAAGTCAATCTCGCTCAGAGAATGCAGATGCTAGGATACAAACCCGAACTATTAGAGGAAGGAGACAGGGATATCAGGTTCTCCTACAGGAAACTACCACCTGAGGAAGCGATGCCACCGGGTATGCCACCGGGTATGCCACCGGGTATGCCACCGGGTATGCCACCCATGGGTGCGATGGGCATGCCACCCGGTCAGGCACCTCCGATGATGGGGGGACCTATAGGGGCAACCGGTCTGAATAGACAGGTCCCACCTAATATGCTCAGACAAGTGATGCCTCCCTCACAACCCGGAGGAGAGGGAGTTGGCATTAGGAGCCCTAGAGGTCCTGCTGCACCTGCACGTAGGTCGACCCCCGGTTCAGGCTCACCAATATCTTCAGTTCAACAACGGGGCGCGCAGCCCTCGCAACAGGAGCAAAATAGTCGTGCTTTAATGAATGCGAGACGGTTTCGGGGTGCATAATTAAAAGTCGTGACGTTTACGAGCGGGGCGAGATTACCATGGACTTAGTCAAGATGCACCCTATGGCAAGAAAAATGAACGTACATAATGAGGCCTTTGCCAAGGCCATAGAAGCGGGGGAACCAGAGGCAGCAAGAATGCACCTTTCTGAAATAAAGAAACTCAGTTCCTACCTAGAGGAGGACCTTGTATACGCAATCAAAAAAGCAGAGGAGGCTGCATCTGACCCTCTGACTGTCTATGCTAATGCTGTACCAACTGCCTCTTTCAATGAAACAGGCTCTAACTTTGACCCATCACAGAGGGATGTACAACTACCCGGAACAATATTCGCCGCTCGCAACAACTCTAACATGATGAAGGCTAGAAGCACATTTGGAAGATACGTCGGACCCGGTGAGTGAAACTGATGGAAGAAAACGGCGCCGAGAAACTAATGAACACTCTCATCTCAAAGATGGAGAGCATGGATAATGACGTTCAGGTTCTAAAGGCAGAGAACGCCGCTATGAGGAGATTGATTAACTCTCCAGAGGCATTATTCAGAAAAGCAGGTTTTGTCTCGGCTAGAACCCCACTTAGTGAGGATGTCGACTATGACCCACTACGTGGTGACTTACCAGTTAACAGCGCCAATGCAATCATTAAATCAGATAGCCAAGACTTCACTAACGAAGAGATTCACAACTTAACTTGGTCAGAAATCCATGAGATGGCTGAGCAAACCAGAGAAGTAAAGGAGTTGTATTGAGATGAGACCCATACCAAGCCCAGCCTCCAATGAGGCATTTAACCTGCTAAAGAGAGCCCAAAGCCTACTTGAGAAGGCTGAGAAACTTGACATGGTCGAGCATGAGGGTAAGAAAGTTCCATCATTCGCAGCAGATGGCAAGGGTGCTAAGGATGAAACTAAGAAAGGCAGTGGCAAATGCCCATCCTGTGGTGGTAAAATGGACATGGAGAAGGGCATGTGCATGAAGATGGGTTGCATGGGCAAGGCATCGGTTGATATGAAGAAAGGCAGTGGCAAATGCCCATCCTGTGGTGAGAAGTTGGAAAAGGGCATGTGTAAGATGGGTTGCATGGGTAAGACGGCGGTCGATATGAAGAAAGGCTCACAACACAAGATACAGACCTTCAACACAAAACCTGAGTCAACTCAATTTATGATTGAGACCGGTGGCAACACATACCATCAACAATACAGCACCAACAACAGTCTACTAGATTCAGAAGACGTTGCTAACAAAGGCGCATCTTCATCCACTGTAAACCTAGAGTCTTTGAATAGAAACCAGAATCCACATGATACCCCTGCACCCGGTCACCTGACAGAGGGATAAACATGGGCAAGATAGCAGTAATCAAGGCACCAGCCGTAATGAGTCCTTGCGCAAGGTGTGGTGCAAATGCATACGAAGGTTGTAAACTACCCGGCCATGATGGGATGAGTTTAAGCCAATGCGCACAATATGCACCGGCAATGAGGTGAGAAGGTGATTAAGTGCGTGAGGATGGTCTAGAAGTTCTTGAAAGGAACAGAATAGACCTCCTTAAGTCAATAACACTTGGATATGATTACGAGGAAGAAGCAGGTCATTACCTCCTCTCTGTTGACAACATCATACGTTCAGGTATAGACTATGAGGCCACGAACGACGATTTACTCTGTTTAAAGGCTGCCACTGATATCCTAAAACAAAGGCTATCACCAAACGAATTAATTCAGATGCTTGAGGGCGATGAGCGTAGATTCGCTAGCCTGCCAGAGGTTAGGCAGGCAGAGCAGAGTAGAAGAAAAAAAAGAGAATTTGACCTTGGGGAAAGGAATCTCTCTAGGCTTCTATCTCAGTATGTGACCAGTCACCCCTATGCGATACCTGAGGTTGATGAAAGTGGACAAGTAATAGGGATGAAGGACAGAATAACCGGTAATCACGACATTGGTATGGCGCATGGTGAATGGCCCGGTGCCAGACCTGACGCTGAAGAAAACTATCCTGTTCATCATCCATTTCACGAGGATGTTCACCCTTTAAGAATGAAGAACGTCGTTACCGGTAGGCCCACCTATGAGTCTATGCTCTTTGAGAAGTACTTTGGCCACGATAGTACACCTTGGTGGAAAGACGACTTTCATGAGAAAATGGCAGAGGCTCCTGAGAAAGAGGAGATTTTTGCCAATCAAGCCATGAGAGCCGAGGACGCTCACGAGAAGCATCACAGGAAAATAGGCTCTCCGATTTACGATAGCGTCGATAGACGTGAAGGTGAGAGAGCCTTCTCCTTCTTTGGTGGTCCGAAGTCAAAAGACGCAGATAGCCCGTACGACCACATGGAGACTACCCGTATGCTTGACTTTGACAGATGGACAAAAGAGGAGGGTACTGATATGACTGCTCTTGAGGAAAAATTCTCTGGACTATCGGAAGAAAACAAGGAGAGAGCGATGCAGATGCAGCACTTCAAAGACAGGATGGACAAGATGTCAAGAGGTGGCACTGTCACTACGACTGTCAAACCTACTGAGGGTTTATCCGAGCAAGAGGCGGCTGACCTCAGGACTCAGAATCCAGAGGCCGCTGAGCCATATAGCATGAAACACAGCCACTCCATGGGTTGGAACACTCTGATGAAAGGCTTGTACTTCTTAAAGCCAGAAGACCGAACTAGGATACTCCAACATCTCGATGAACACGGGAGCGATGACCCTGAACGTCAATTAGTCAAGTTGTCCGATGGTAAGGAGTTCCCTATGACTAGACTCAAGAAGAACCTAGAGATGAACGCTGGGGCTGAGTACCACTGGTTCAGCAGGAATCAAAAGTCAGGACCCGCTAATGTGCCAAAGACCATAGAATCCGAAGATGATTCAAAATTCAAAGGCACTGAGGGTGGTATGGCAACTGCTCTGAGAGAGGCAAAACTCCACGATAAGTTATTGCAGTCACTAAACTCAGTGCTCAATAAAAACGCAGAAGACCCTGATGAGATTACACAGTTGAGTGAATTGTTCGCCCATGATGATGTAAACCACGATTATGTCAAAGCACATTTGGAGACGAGTGATTCTCCAGCAGAGGGATTTCTGTCTCATGCTAACAGGTCAAATCAGGCGCAACTATCCAGAGACGGATTTCTGAGTCTCGCCGGGTACGACAGTGAACTGAATGAACTAAATGAACATCCGACTATCCCCGGTGAGTTATATGAAGGGCCTCTATTGCCCAAGGATGACGTTGAAAAAGCACTGAAGCGATATGACGCAAGTGTCTCTCTGGGTATGCAGTCCAAGAATATCAAGAATGCAAAGGGATTCCTAAGGTCGGGCCATGCGCCACCTAGAGCATCCGACTTACCAGATGGTCATGATGACCATTACATCTTCATGGATGGTAAGAGAAGGGGTTTGAGTCACTTGATGACCAAGTACTTCGGTGATAGGGGCGGTCTTGGTAAGGACCCAGCAACGTACAACGAGTTCCTCTCTAAGTACCTCACATTCGCAGGCTCTGATAAATCCATTCTCAGTAACGACAACGTCGGTGCATACGGAGGTCTGCTAATCAGCCCCCTTATGTCTGAGCAATCAACTCCCCTAACACCTGCACAGATATCGACTAGACACGGTGTTTCAAAAAGAACTGTCGGTAAACGCGGTAAAAGCAGAAGCGCTCATAACAACTACACGGATGACTTGACGACTTACTTCCCAGAACTCATGGCGAGCCTCCATGATGAGTTACCCACTGAGGACACTCATTTTCAAGACAGGAAGTTCAATAGAGAGACTGCGGCAGACTTCCAACAAAGCCACCCCTTTGCTGGTGTAGGTTCCACAAGGGGCGATGCCTCATTAATGAACAGGGGAGCAGCCGCTCATAGATTGGATTACGCTCTTAACAGGAGCAGAAACAACCCTGCTAATCCCTCAAACACGCTTGTGAACACTCATGAAGATTTACTTAATAATCCAGATTTAGGACCAAGGCCTGACCGTCATACTGATTATCTTGCGTTAGTTGGTGAAAAGAAAAATATTGAAGAAACTCAAAAATTTAGGAACATCCTAAGCGAGATGCTGGAAGTAGAGGCCCGTATCAGCCAAATCGAATCTGGTGAGATACCCACAAGGAACAGACAAGCGGAATTGAGGATTCTCAGGGGTGACATGGAACGACTTAGAGCCGCTCAAGAAAATATAGAGATGAGTCAACTTTCCGGTGGCAGTAGTGGAGGTGCACTGTTTGATAGAAATGCCAGAGATTTCTCCGAAAAACTGGAGGCTGACTTAATGGCAAAAGCAGCATACGCTAGAACTAAGTTACTACCACAGATACTCAAGGAGAACCCTGATGCCTTCAACACTGACGACCCTGTCACTGCGATGGCTAACATCATGCGCTTGGCTTATGACGCTAGTCGTGGTTTAATGGTGGACGGTGACCATGACCTCTCTACTATGGGTTATCATGAGAGGGAGGAGACGAGGGACAGTCTGGAGCAGGTGCTGCAAAACAGAGGGCAGGAGTCCCCACACAAGCAACTAGCAACCACACTCAGGGACAACGCTGTTGAGTTGAATCCTGACATGAGTGTCGATGAGGCCATGAAACTACTTGAGATGCCAGACAGTGACAACGATGCCCATAGGTCCCAAGTTGAGGAGATGCTGGGTAAATTAGTTGGTCCCACTAAAGCCGCCACATTTGGACAGATACTGCGCATGGGTGAAGACATCGCTGGTCGAGACTTCTCACAGTTCAAGGACATAGACAGACCAATGAGGGAGCATATCGAAGATTTCGAGGAGCATCCGTTTTCCAAAGACTCTGTCCCATTGAACAGAGGGCTTCCCGAATATGCAGCGATGAACGTGCTCAGTCAGTTAGGACAATCAGCGCTTAGGTCCAGAGGTGACTTAACGACCTATGGGTTGCAGATGCATCCTCATCCATTACCCCCTAGAGGTAAAGCAAGTCGAGGCGCTTTGCCCATGTGGGCCTCATCAAAAAGAACGAAAGCATACCACCAAGCGATGTCAAATGGCATCTACACATTTGATGAGGGGCAATCCGGTCCTCTGGAAGATGCCAGTGCTGGTGGTGTTACAAAACCAGCCCATGGTAAGATGACCGTGCCAATAAGACCAGCATCCAGTCTAGAGGGCAACACAGTGGTCCCGGCTTTTAACTCAGGTATGATGGACCACGGATACCCTATGTCACCGACCATTGGTCATGAGTTTGACTCACAAGGTAATCCCATTGTTGGTACCAACATGCCGGATGAGCAATTGCTAAACTCAGTCAGCGTGCCTTGGATGCAGGCTCTCTTTCAAAACAATCCGGGGTATGTCGATGAACTGCTTACCAGTCCCGGCCTATCACAAATCTCTGCTTTGCAAAACAATCAGATGAGAATAAACCAAAATAGCGGTATGGCGGCGGTTGATGATTTCTATCAGGTTGGAAAAATGCTGAAGGCAGAACTACCTAAGGAACTGCCACTCATTGACCCGCTTCACAGAATATTTGAGATTGAGGACATGGAGCAACTACGAGGCTTTACCGGCGAATGGGTCATATCGAAGTATCACGATGGCAAGAGAGTGAAAGTTAAGAGAAAGGGAAAAAGAATAGACATCACTGATGAGGATGGCGAGAAAGTTGGTGTCGATGATGAGATGAGAGCATCACTCAGGAAAGTCTGTGAGAGGGACTATGTCATTGATTGCACTATAGTTGGTGATGATTTGCACATAAACGACATAATGCTGTACGAGGAGACTGATGTAACTGACCTCACCACTAGAGAGCGAGTCAAATTATTGAGAGGACAGTTTGAAAGTCATGAGCCTGTTCATGTCCCTAGTCCCGAATCCATACGTGTCACTGATGAGGTTGGTTTCGAGGATGCTATCAAGGACCTCGGTGGTGATGGGCAAAAATTACTCTTGAGAGATGCTAAGTCCACGTACATGAAGGGAGAGGAGAGGCATCCAAAATGGGTCCTATTAGCAAAGGCGGAGGAAGACATACACATCCCCTTTGCCATGGAGATTGACAGAGGCCATTTCATCATACACTTACCGGAGGACTTGGTAAAGTATGAGATAGTGAATAACGAGCCAGTAAATCCCATGGCTGCCATAGGTAGTGTAACCAAGTCAGATTATTCCCTGAAACTCGCTAACAGTCTAGAACCCTATTGGCGACAAGGTTTCAATGAATTGCTGAAAGAGGAGTTAGACATATCAGATTTAGAAGAAGACAAGGTTGACGAGGGTATGACTGATGAGCGTGCCCGTAGAATAGAAAATCAGAGTAATGGTTTGCTAAAACCCAAGAAAGACAAGAATATCCTGCTGAAACCAAAAGACACCCTGAAGGCTCTGCTAGTAATGGAGAAAGCATTGGAGGCTTTGGAAAAAGCAGGTAGCGGTCATTATCCTATGAGTGGTGGCAGAGCATTGGGAATAGACGTCGGTTCTGACATTGCCAGCCCTAGAGGCCCGACCAGTCTAACTTCTGAGCATGCTATCCCCGATTGGGATATGAAAGAAAGGCCCGAGGAAGACCCAGAAAAGCCGTCCGACTATCCTAAGAAACCTAAGGAAAAGAAGGAAAAGGAAGAGCAGTACGACGATTCTGACGTATGAAACCTTGTAGTTAGTACTGCGAGCGGTATAAGTAGTATGACAAACCAACGCAGGGCTAGTGGTCCTAAGTGAGCAACTACTCAGAAGAGATGAGTCGATTTCCCTCCTCAAGGGTGGAAGAGACCTCATTGTCGCTGGTTACGCCAGTGTTGAGTTGGTTGACAAGCAGGGCGATATAATCACAAGGGGGGCACTGAAGGACGCATTTTCCAAATTCATGGAAGACCCAAAATACAGGAACGTCCAACTAGCGCACTCAAATATACAGGTAGGAGAAGTCATTCCAAATTACACGGATAGCGAAGGGAGGTTATGGAAAAGCGAAGTCGACGATGTCGGGATGTTTGTTGTAGTACAACTCAGAAGTGACATCGAGAAGGCCAAGGAAGTCTCAGCGGAAATACGCAAGGGAAGTCTAAGGGGATTCAGCATCGGAGGCCAAGCATTCAAGCGAATGAGGAAATCGGACCCAAAAAGGGGCGACTACCAAGAAATCAGTAAACTTGAACTACACGAAATCACTATTTGTGAAAAAGGAATAAACCCAGAAGCAACTTTTAGCATACTGAAAGAAGACAAAGGAGACAAAAACATGACAGAAGAAAATGACGACATGATGAAACAGATGAGCGATGTACTCTCTCGTCTAGAAGGTAGGCTCGACTCCATGGAGAAGGGTGCCATGCCTGAAGGATTGAAAGAGCACATGGAAAGCAAGAAAGAAGGCAAGAAAGAGGACAAGGACATGGACGAGAAGGGCATGCACAAGGGAGCCGATGACAAGAAGGACGACAAAGACAAGATGATGTATGGCGATGACGCCAAGAAATCTGACGTTTACTCGGATGTCATTACTTCTGAGTACCTTAACTGGATGGAAGACACCCTGAAGAGCGGTGGAGTGGACATCGACGGTGCAAGAGCGCACTTTGATGACCTCAACAAAGCAAACTTGGGTTCCACACCAGAGTCCATTGGAGACGGTGCTGACTACTTCGGTGGTCAGGTAAAAGGTCGAGCACAGGAAAGTGGCTCTCCCTCAACTGGTGCTGTAGGAAAACTAGGCACTGGTGGTGGCGAGAAAGAAGTCAAGAAATCCGACTACCTAAACCCAGCGCTTGTTAGTGAGGCAGACGTAGAGGCCGCATACGAGGTCTACAAGGCTGCTGCAATGGAGCAAGAGTTCCGAGGAACCCTTGAGAGCCAGTTTGCTTCCCGCTTCGCAAGCGAGCGAGAAGAGGAAATCGCAAAAGCCGAGGCCGCAGCATACGATGCACGCGGTCCTCTAGCAGACCTACAGAAATCAATTGAAGCACTGACCGAGAGAATCGAAGCAGGCGCTGTACCAGTAGTGGGTGAAACCATTCAGAAGTCAGAAGAGCCAGCAGTCAGCGTACCTTCAACGGATGATTTGGCCAAGATGTCATGGAGTGAAGTCCACAATCTGGCTAACAGGGCATTCAACCCGGAGTAAATAAGAGGTGAAAAAATATGGCAAGAGATTACGTACGAACAATAACTGATATGGAGCGCTATTACTATGGCGCTGGAAACGCAATGGGTTACTCCTACTCCGGTAGTGAGTTGCTCAAGGCTGACAGTCCTATGCTGTCCACGACTGCTGGTACATACCAAGCAATCTACGGTCGCAAGGTCTGGTCGCAACTAAACCAAGAGTTCAATGCTTTCAGCATCCTACCCAAGAGACCTTGGGACAGGAGTGGTTGGAGAGTTATCACAGACAAGCCAAACGCAGGTGTTGTCCACGGTGGTGTTGCAGAGAATGCAATACTACCTGACACTGTGAAGCCTACCTTCCAGCACATCGCTGCAAAGCCAAAGACAATCGCACACACGTTCGATATGTCCGAGACGGCTATCTTCCTAGCAGACAGGGACGACGGATTGGGAGACATCCGAGCAGTCCTCAAGGAAGAGATGGGTAAGCACCACGCAGAGATGGTCAACAAGATGCTCCTAACGGACGTCGACACACCAGCAGCAAACAACTTCGAGTCATTAGACCGAGTTACTGCAAGCCACTCAGCAATGGGAGGCGGCACAACCCACGTGAGCGCAGACGCAGACATGGACCTATACAGCATCGACAGGTCAGCCAACTCATGGTCTGACGCAGAAGTCAACTGTGACAGCGGCGGTACCGACCGAACGCTATCCCTAGACCAACTGGACACATTGTTCCAGCAAATCTGGGAGCGTGGTGGAAACCCCAAGGTCATGCTAACTGGATACGACACTCTGATGAGACTACAGCAACTGCTACAGTCCCAGCAGAGATTCATGGAGGAGAAGAGAGTTACACCAACCTACAACGGTGTGAAGGGTGTTCCCGGTATGGAAGCCGGATTCATCGTCGCAACCTACAACGGTGTACCAATCATCCCAACCAAAGACATGGACGACGACGGAAACCTATCCAAGATTTACTACCTAGACACAGACTACCTCTACTTTAGCACTGCAATACCAACGCAGTACTTCGAGAGCGGAATTGAGACTGGTGACCCATTCGCAATCAACAGATTGGGTCAAGAGGGACTATACCGAACCATGGGTGAGATATGGACCACTTTCTTCGGCGCACAAGGGAGTATTCGTGACCTAAAGTGAGGTTGCAGAGGAGATAATAAAGAGGTGAAATGATATGGCAGCAACAACACACAGAGGAATAGTATACACAACAAGCGGCAGCGCAACTACCACGGTCAACCTAGACCTTGGTCTATGGGCTGGTAGCGACGAAAGCGAGACATTATGGCTCGATGGACAATCAACCGACGGTTACCCCGGTAACCTTGGTGGCTTCGCAGCATCTAACACACAGGTAGCAAACAGAAGAAGTCCAAGACTTCTCGCTGTTACGATGAACAGCGCTCTAGCCGAGGGTGAAACACTAACCCTAAGCGGCGAGTGCAGTAAAATCTTGACAGTGGTAGGACAGCATGCAGACGCAACTGCTAACTTTGCAGTGGTAAAAACCAGCGACCTCGTGCTTACCTTCGACATAGAAGCGACAACTGACGGTACCACCAACGACACGACTGGAGCAGAACTACTGCTAGTAGTGGTCTGAGGTGGTCTTTCGTGCCCCGCATGACCTACAAAGGCCCCTTCTACGAGAGGAAGAGCCCGGACCCTAAAGTTCCGGCCTTCATTCGTGGGCAAACAAGGGAAGTCAGTCAGGAATGGCTAGACGAGCACCGTAGGAAAATCAGCGACGCAGTGTTTCTGATTGAGGGAGACGAAGGAATCCAAATCGATTTGGACGGAGACGGATTGCCAGATGAGGGTTGGACTAGAGCCAACATCATCAAATGGCTTGAAGACAACGGAAGCAGCGTGGGTGGGGGATACAAAACCAAGACCAAACTATTGAGTCTGGTTGACAAGGTCCTTAACCCACCTGCCCCCGTAGTCGTACCGGAGCCTGTAGTAGAAGAGGCTCCAGTAGAAGAAATCGTCGAAGAACCAGTCGAGGAGACAACACAGGAGGAATAAATAGATGGCATTTGCAAGTACAATAGACACACGACCACACACAATGGGTAACCTGCTAATGGTTACTGGAACCTTTACCAATGGCGGAAGCGATGCTGGAGGCACTATCGACCTATCTGGTCTATTAGCCGACATAGTAGCATGTAACGCAGTTGCGGGAAGCGGAACTGCTGGAACTGGAGCAGGAGTCGATGGAGTGTTCGCACTCATCAACGGCACCTCACTAGTCATCCAGAACGTAAACGGGCAAGACGGCACATGGTTCGCTATGGGACACCGCAGTTAAGGCGGTGACCTAAATGGCTAACCTAACACCGAAGTACAAAGTCGTTGGACCCTTCTCACCGAAGGAGTTCACTGACACGTCCACGCTGTCAACGACCATAGCAACTGCTGTAGGTACGTTGGGCGATGCGTCAAGCACTACCAGCCTGATAGCGTCGGACCCGTTTACGGTTTTGGGTAATATCTACATACTGGTGACATACGTTTGATGGTGAGGGGTATGAATGGGTTTCGAATTGAGAGAACTTGATATCGAAGACATATCCAGAGCACAGAAACAAAACGTACGTTCAGACATAAAGTACGACGATGGAGTGGTTGGGGATAACCCCAACCCTCTGAAGGGTACTGTAAAGAAACAAAACAAGCGCGTCAAAGACGTCGCTGATATACTTAACATAGGTTCTGGTACAAGATGCAAGCACTGTGGTTTCCTTCATTTCATGTGGAGGGAGACATGTGGTTCTTGTAGCAGACCAATGGAATATAATTTAGCAACTAGAAATGAGGAGGCAAGGCTCTAATGCCACAGATTTTCAGTCCGGGTGAACCTGAGACGAGACCTCTTGACCCTGATGCTCTTGTCTACACCACACCACAGAAGGTCGCTGACCTGTTGGAGATAGGCCCTCAAGAAGCAGTGGCAATGGCAGCAGACGCTGGTACCACAGGGGTTTTCGTTACTGGGACCGATTACCGTAACATCGGATTCGCAGTAGGAGACACGATTCTGATATACAGTGATGCTGACCCTCTAGGTTTGGAAAGGGTAATTACCACTATAACCTCAAATATAAATGGAGTTAGACTCGGGTTTGCGGATTCAATAACGGATACTGATTACCAGACTGCTGATAATCCATTTGTACAGAACAAGGCCTCCTTCACGAACGGTAGTACTAGGGGGATAACATACGACAAGGTGAAGCAACTCATCCTACGTGTACAAGACAGGATAGACAACATCACTCACAACTCATGGAGACCCAATCTGGTCTCTGCCGAGTACATCAACTTCGATACCTACAAACCATACAGGCGACGATACTATACGGATTACGTAGGTACAGCCCCGCTTCTATTCAGGAACGTACAGCAATTGCTGAGGGTCGAACTATGGCAGGGCGACGATTACAGGGAGATAGGTGCTGCTGAGGCTCGTATCAAGTTTGCCAAGAAGACTTCGACGGACTCGACCAGCAGCGGTAGTACGGTGCAGACGACGGGTAAAGTGTTCCTAGCCAATGGCTCAGGTGTCTTCGCCACACTTGAGTCGATAGCAGTGGGTGACGCAGGTGCTCAGACTCATGACAATGGTAAGTTCAGGCTGGACTTAGACTACATGAGCAACGCTCAGACTCTCGCCGACCTCATCAACAAGGAGGACAGAGTGTCCGCCAGCGCTATCGAGTTCGCTGACATAGGGGGCACAGCACTCATCATGCCCGGTTCGACCTCGAATGTGGCGGTTCACAATGAGTATCTAGCAACTGCTAATGCCGACTACGGCTCGGGAATAGTGAAGATAACCAGCATGAGGGACACCGTCGGTGGTGAGGATTCCTCCATTGCAATAGTCGACAGCCCAACCACCATGTTGGAACTATCCCAGACACACACCAACACAGCGACAACAGCCTCGTCCACGGGTGATATAAGCGCTGGTAGTATGGATATAACGGTCGATTCCACAGACGGTTTCGCGCCATCCGGCCTTCTCATGGGCTCTTCCGCAGGTGATGTCGTGTTCTACGAGGGCAAGACTGACACTGTGTTTACGAACTGCAAGCAAATCGGCGATTTCGGGGGTGGTAGTGCTACCGCTTTGAGCAGCGCAGATGCCACAGTCACTCAGCATAGATTCGCCATAGACCTACAAGGGGGTAGCGCCAGCGGCGACAAAGGCAGGCTCAGGGACTTCTGGATGGACGCAGAGTTGGGAATAGTCTACTTCAACAACTCATACCCTTTCTTTGAGTACAATGCAATCAAGGTCGCATACATCTACGGTGAGAGATACGTTGAGAAGGCAATAGAGGATATATCCACTAAGATGGTGGCCATCGAGTTATTATTGAGCGACGACAGAAGCGTGCTCATACCAGAGGGAACACAGAACGTTGACCTCTCTTCTAAGATACAACTATACAGACAGGACATCGATAGGACTCTACCTAGATACATAGAGGTGATTTCCTTTGAGTAAGGAAATGGAAAGGCTTGTCTATGCCGAGTGGAAGAAGACACTCGATGCTGCACTAAGTAGTGGTGATGCCCAGCAAGAAATACAGAAAGCAGTAACAGAGGGTTCTGACTACAGGGAGGCTGTAGAAAGAACCGAGAGGGGTCTTGATGGTGATGACTTATCGTTCGAGAACGAGGCCTTATTGCAAGACAGGGTTAATCGAAGAATGATGACTGAATCTCCCATACTAATTGAGTATAAACTAAGAAACGAGGGGGGTGTCATCCTCCCTGACCACGACGCCTATGACCGACAGAAGAAGAAGAAAGAGTTCATGGAGTTCTAATCATGGTAGCGACGTTCAAAGAAGGCATTGATGCTGTGGTTGACGTGCTCAGTGATAACTGGAGCAGGGGTAACACTGACAACTACAAGCCCGTTATTATTGACATAGCCGAGACCGGACCTGAGAGAGGCAAGCGTCTGGACTTGGATAAGACTGACTTCTTACTCGTCTTTGAAACAGCGCACAACGAGGAGACCCCTGAGTTGCTGTATGACTTCGTAACGACTAGAATAAACATCACTGTAGATATGCGAACCATGAGGAGTCGTGTGCATTTTCAAAAGATGGAGAACGAGTTGAGAAGATGCATTCATCTAAACAGAAAAGGCGACGGTGTCAACTTTGACAGATTGGTGTACAAAACTCGCACGGATTTGTCAGATAGGAGTAAGAAACTCTTCAGAATGACCTTCCAGATAGAAGTTGTTATCTTTGCAGAGTTAATCCCATGAGGTGAGAGGAAGCCATGCCGTCGACAGTTTATCGTGGGGATTTGTCTGAAGTAACGTTCGGGCACGAGTCTGCAATACGCTTGGAGCACAACTACGCAGGCTCCTTCAAGTTCACTGCCTCCTTCGAAACTGGCGCCAATGCCTCTAACGCACCACATCAAGACTTAGTCAAAGATACTAGCGTAATCGTTCTCAGCGGCGGTGTTGCAGATACACCAGTAAACAGCGGTATACTTGAGTTTCCAAACGGCATGTTGGTCGGTAGCAAAGTCATTTTCTCGATAGCATCTGGGAGTTCCAACTTCTCACAGGACGATGACTACGGCAACAGCGGCAGAATGTTCACAATCATCAAGCAGGAAGTTGCCAATGACGCTAACAATGACAATGACGGTAAGACTGAGATTACGATAACACCAGCGTTGAAAACTGACCATAGCGCTGCTGACAAGGACTCTGAGTCGAACGATGTAATGACCATCCTACCATTCGCAACGCCCAACATCGATGTTGACATGGCTCATGCCGATGCTGCTAATGCATCTGCTGAGAGTGTTCTGACTGACCAATTCGTTGGACTGGTAAGCACAGTTTCCCTTCCTGAGACCAAAGTTGACCTGAAGAGGTATCATGTGGTGGGTCTTGGTCGTGATGTAGCAGTGCAGGTCCCCGGTAGGTTCACCAATGTGGGAGGCTCATTCGATTGCAACATACACAACGGTAGGTGGTTTTACTACTGCTTAGGACAAGAAGTCGTAAATGCAGACAATGTGAGGCAACAGGGCCACGCGAGTGATACATATCAACTAGCAGCAGCAACCGAGGCTGGTACGTCATTCATTACCTTCGACAGTAGTGGTAGCACTAATCCTAGAATACCAGCGGATGGTGGTAGTGGTGCTGACTTGAAGATAGGAGACTACATCTTCATCGATGGTGCTAGTGACACGGTCGATAGAGTCGATGTGCAGACTTACAGGGACACTGGTGTTGGTGGAGATTTAGCAGCGGATGCATGGCCAGCAGTCAATGCTACCCAGATAATTGACAAAGCAATCAAGGAAGAGGTCAGAAGGATAGTGGCAATAAGCATGTCCGGTGGTGATGCGAAGGTCTGGTTGGATGACCCTCTTCACTACGCATATGACAATAATGCCAGAGTTTACTTCGCTAGATACCAGACAGACTCAAGCAATGGTAGTCCACACAGAAACAAAACCACTGGTGCCTTGTCCAATCCCGTCAATCACCTATTTTTCTCACGCACCACTGTTCCCTCATTTGCGATGGAAGTTAGCGTTAGAAGAAGGGATGCAGACAGCAATGCTGGTACATTTGACGGTGGTACTACGGATTCCAAGCAGTTAACTCGTGTCTTCAGGGGTTGTAAGGTCAAGGACTTCTCCCTAAACGCTGACACAGACGCTGCGCTACGCATGACTGTGAATTTCGACTCAGCACTGTGCTATACGGACACAGGTAGGTTGGAGTCGACCAACCCCGGTGACAGGTACAACACACACAGGCTCTTCGAAGACACTGCTAACACTGAGGTGAAGAGAAAGCAATCAGGCATAGAGAAGGGTACACAGAAGCCATTTATGTTCTACAACGGCAACATAAGTATGTTAGGCACTCAACTAGGACAAGTGGTGTCGTTCACTCTAAACGGTAAGACCGGAGTTCAGCAGTACTACACGATTGGTGCTGCCAACATAGGTAACGCTGCCACTGACCAAGTCCCATTTGCGGGAACACGTAACCCTACCTTGGCGGTTGAGGGTAAGACCGAGTATGACTTGGAGATGGAGATAATCGTAGACGACCCCCTATTCTATCACAACATGCGAAGAGCAGTTGAGAACTTCGATGATACTGATGAGGCAGCACAGACAGACTCCGACATGATACGCCTCTCATTCAACAAGGTCGTATCCAGTGGGACGGCAGAAAGCATTGACATACTCATTGATGACTACTACATTGTAGAGGCACCTCTACCGATACCAGAGGACAAAGGACCTCTAAGAGCAAAGTTGAAGATACTACCAAAGGCAATAAAGGTCATCGCAACAGATACCATCATCCATGCCTGAGGGATACCATGCTACAGCCAAAACCGGTAAAGAGAGTTCAATACTACAGCAGGCATCCGCACAGCAAGTACGTCGATTGGTTGTTAGACATCAACGGGATTACCGTGTACAAACAGGAATGGCACGACGGTCTGCTCAATCAATCTAGCAGAAGTTCGGTCGATGACATAGTGATGGAGAGGATAAGGAGTCGCCACATAGAGGAGGTTGTGGACGATACCCCTTCTTGGGTCGATGCTGCCTTCGATGTCCTGAGGGACAAAGTGTCAGATGTGGCAGAAGCCATAGAGGAGATGTTTGAAGAGGAGTTCATAGAGGAGATTGATGATGGTGTCCAGCCCGAACAAGAGGCAGAGGTTGAGGATACTGAGGAGAGAGTCGAGGAGATTGAGGAAGAGGAGGAGGAAGCAGAGATTGTGGAGGCTCCTCAAGAGGTTGTCGTTGAAGAGACCGTAATCGATGACAAGGACAATCCATTCGGGGGAGAGATAGACTACAACTCATTTACCGTGCGTGAATTACAGGCATTGTGCAAAAAGCGAGGAATAACCATTAGAGGCACTAAATCTGAGGTAGTGTTAAGACTCCGACACCATGACGCAGGTATAGTCGACCAACCGACCAAAGGCGAAACTGACGTCCCCTTGCAAGAGGCTACTGATGTAACGCCGGATGCCCCCTCGCAAGAGGCTGCAACCGAGGATGTGACACAATATGACGATAGTAGACAAGAATCACCTAATTACGAGGAAGAGTGAACAAAGGCACGAAATCAGTGCAGACCGCGATAACCCAGATATGAAGATGGAAGTCTGGGTAAGAGACATTACGTTTTTTGACGTTCAGAAAGCAGCCCAAAGCATGTTCTCCATGCAGGGTAATGATGTGTCTTTGAATTTAGATGGATACTGGCGTTACGCATTCTCAGAGTGGGTTGTTAGAACAAACCCCGACTTAACTGTGGACGACATGATGAACCTGAATGCATATGTCGGTCAGCAGATAGCATCATTACTACCTAAGCCAGATGAGTTGGCGGAGGCAATGCAAGGGGGTTTTACGAAGGCGAACAGTTGAAAGTTCGGCAGTTTCTAAAGAAGAGAAGAATAGAATCTTCAGAAGATTTAGAAATGCAGATGCAACTGTTCGCCTATATCGTGGCGAAACATTACAGCATATCACTATACGAGGTCTACAACATGAGCGAGCCAATCTTCAGACAGTCCCTATCTTGGGCTCTTGCAATTAATGAAGAAGAGAGGCTAGAGCAAAAGAAACAGAAGGTTTCAGAGAGCGATGATACTGTCGAGTTTGACTACACATTCCTTGAGATGGAGGAGGACTTCTAATGGCAGTTGGACTACAGGCTGCCTTACTCACTCTCAATGCTATGCAGGGTGTTCTACAAACGATTAGCGCAGGTATGAGCGTAATAGGTGGTGCAGCATCAAAAATAGGTCAAGCATTAGGCAAGGCGTTTGCCTTTGCCAAGGACAAGGCAGTTGATGCGTTTGATTTCATAAAAGAAGCATTTGAGCCTCTGACCAACGCAATCGTATCAATATGGAATTCGGTGGTTATGCCGATATGGGACTTCATGAAGAACGGCATGATGTTCTGGCTCAATATCTTCACTGGTGAATGGGGCAAAGCGCTAGAGAATGCCAAGACGGCATGGAATATGACATTTGGTAATCTATTTGAAGGTCTGATGACTGGTGCTAAAATCGCATTTGATGGCCTCGGGGCTCTATGGAGTATCGCCACACGTGCTATGTCCACTGTTTGGGATTTTACCATTGGAGCATTATTTGACGGCATGGAATATGCTGCAAACGCTGTATTTGGTGCGATTGGCAGTGCATGGGACTCAATCACCGGCATGATGAAGACCATCTACGACAACACGCTTGGAGCGATGTTTGATGCGATTGGTGGTGCGTTAAGGGGCATATTCGATTTCGGTAAATCAGTCGTAGGCGGCATAGGTGATGCACTAGGCTTCGGTGGTGGCGGTGGTGGCGGCACTACCGTAGGCACAGCCGTATCAGGCGGTGTGTCGTATAACTTCGAGATGACATTCAACCTTGGTGGTATCACCGACGCTACCGACAAGAGGGAGTTGGCTAGGGAGATTGGTGACTTGATACAACAAGAACTTGCACGCAGTGTTGGTGGGGGAACAATGAGTGGGAGGTATGGTTGATGGCAAAGGCCGTTCCCATCAGATTGGTTCAAGAGAATGGAAGGCTCATTGAGTTAGACGCTACTAGCATGGTTCTAAGCACGACAAGGAAAGTCGGTGGCTCAGCATTGCCTTGGACCGGTAGCAGAAGAATAGGAATGGACTGGAACATAAACAAGGCCTTCATCAACATTCAAGGCGTAATCAGCGATGATAGGGATGGTACACCAGAGGCAGCACATTCTGCGACCATAGACTTTGGACATCGGATAAGTGACAGAAGCGGAACTCAAACCGCTGTGGCTGAATCTTGGGCCTCGTCTGATAATCTAACACAATTACTCGGTCGAGTGCTTAGACTACAGTCCAAGACAGCATCACAGATTAGTGAATTCGATTTGATACCATTCACAAACACCGCTAGTGCTGGTGGTACTGCGTATTCATCCAATGGTGGCGTTGGTAGCACACCCACGGTGCTAGTGAACACCAGTGATGCGACACCTGAGCAGATTGCCACGGGTGTCGCCGCATACATCAACGCACAACTCTCATCCAAGTACACCGCTACGGTCCCCACGAACGCTGGTAAGAAGGCAACCTCTAGTGGTGCGTTGTCTGATGCAAGCACGCTTGTGAGTATCACAATGGCCACTGTTGGACTCTTCACCAATGCCATAATCACTACACCTGATTTTCATTTTGCGACAAGAGCAGGTGCTTATTTCGTGTCTCCCATAATAGTCAAGTTCTCGGGTGGGTCTGACAAGACGATAAAATCAGCAGGTGACAAGGTACAGGACCTCTACGGTGTAATCAACAACAGTTCTAGGAGAGGTAAATACCTCTCTCAAGTTGCTGTCAAGGAAAGCAAGAGAAAAGCCAGAGACAGAAACGACCTGAGGGACTACATTGTTGGCATACAGATACCGTACAACTCCACGATAAAGGCAGAGAACGGTGAGTTGTATGTCGCGCGTAACTTCTTCATGCCCACTGGTTTCTACTACGGCAAAGAAAAGACATCGGAGGGCAATGACCATCCTGCAAGCGTCGAGATGGATTTGAAGGATGAGCGCAAGGGTATCCAAGGAGCGGTGCAGAAACTCGACATCACGTATGATGCGGGTGAGTCTGTGTACTCGTTCAACTTGATATTCGCGCCAATAGACAACATGATACTATCTTGATGGGGGAGAATTAGTGACAGTCATTACCCGTAAGAACCATGCGATGTTCTTCAACGGTATCACTGACAGCATCGTGGTGCCTGAGGGTGCCTTCTCCACGCTGGGTGAGAAAACAACCCAAGACACCTACGATGTCAGGAACATCCTCTCACCTGACGCCCCCCTCTCATATAGGTCACAAGGGGCTACGTCTGGGGCTTTCAACGGGTATATCACAATCGAGGCGTGGGTCATACCGGACTGCGGTGGTACAATCATCGAGAAGGAGGGGCAGTTCAGGCTATCGCTAGGGAACGTAGACACACCCGGTCCTGCGGTGTTCGTAGCGCACCTCACAGGAGACCAAGGAGACACAACTGTCACACTGACTACGGCAAACGAAGAGTCTAACAGATACGAGGGAACCGTCTATCCCCACATAGAGTATCAAGGAGTGCAGGATTCGTACAACAGATTCGTCAGTGGTAGTGATGACGCTACTGACTTGAACAGAAATCACAGACCACTCATTCACGTGGTAGCAGCAGTTAGACCATCAGCGGTGGAGTTGTATGTCAATGGGGCCATGGTAGCGTCAAAGTCAACAAAGGACAAGGGACTGACACTCAGGTCATCGTCTCATCGTACATTCATCGGTGGTGAGGGTGGTCGTTTCCGTGGCACTATGGAGGGTATACACCTCAGTGCTGCTTTCAGCCCAACCATGGTTGATGGCAATGGTCCCTACTTGGATGCTGAGACTCTGCTGTTGTATAGATTTGAAGAGCCAATATCACCAATAGAGGGTGTGTTTACATTCTCCTCGATAGCAAACAACAGCACCACCATGGATGGGGTTAGTGTTACAATCTCCCAAATCAGCATGTCCAGCACAGATGCCACAACGTTGGCAAAGAGTCTGACTGGTCTATCCACAGTCTCCGGTAACTACGTGTTTTCTAAGGACTCCACCGGTGTGCACAAGTACTCTAGTGGTGACTACAAAGTTCTAGACTATCAGTCCGGCTCTCTATCCACACACGCTATCTCCCATACGCCCTACAACCTCCTAATCAACCCGGATGGGATTGACCCTGATACCAAAGCGCCTAACAGCAAACCACCTGAGAGAGTTAGGCTACACAGCATAAACGTCGATACAGGCAACCTACTTGTGTCCAGCATACACCTAGACTTCGCCTCTTCAACCAACGGCATGATACCTGCTTTACATACTAGGAGCACTGGAGTGGACAACCACTTCGTTGTAGTGAGTTCCGACCTTCTCCTAGACTCAGCGACTGGTAATCCCTACCAACCTCCACACTTCACATCTCAGATTATTGATAGGACAGGGCAGATGGTGATTGACGAGAGTGAGTTCCAGAATCATGGTTTTGTCTATTCATCCGCCATGGCCACCACATCCTCTGACTCCAACAACCCTTTTGCAGTCACTTGGCCGACAACGGTCGATGAGGCGTATCAGATAGGCCATAGTGGGAGGCATACCAAGAACCATGTCGAGGGCCATTGCTACCTGAGAATGCTACCTAAGTCCTCTGAGGAGATAATAGACCAGAGGGCCGATGGGTCTGCTGATGTCATAGAAATTATCTATGACGAAGTGCAAACGGGCATACACAACAGAGTCTCGATGAACAGCGTTGTCGACGTGTATCGTGAGTTCGGTAACATGGAGGTCGTCAACGTAGTTGATTCCAGCACTGTGACTGTGGCATTCAATTCATACAACAACACCACTAGCCCGCCCGCTGGTAAAAGAAAACTCATAGCGATTGGCGGTCCTAGTTTTGATTACACACCCTTCGCTTTGAAAGGGCCCATACCACCTTTCCAAGTATACGACTCAGACGATGCTCAGACGCACATCAGCGATGACATACGCAAGTATCACGTTAAGCCATCAAAAGAGAGTAGGGTCGCTATACTACACGTACCGAGGCTTACGCAACTAACACCAACCCTAGCACCCTTTGTTGAGATACACTACAACGCAATCGACCTAACTGGCGCGAGCATGAGTGGCACAGTGCAACCCTTGCTCATGGTGGAGAAGACGGTTCCGTCCTCCGATACTCTAGTCTCCGGTAGCGAGTATGTCTACGACGCCATCATCAACTCAATCGCATCAGGGCATACGCTGTTCGCACCCGGCGGTTATATCGATGTAGATACAGAGGAGATAAACGTAGGCGATGAACTGCTATATGACCACAGCCTCGTAGGTGATACCTCAGAGGGCTTCTCCTCCGATGACGAGGTCGATGAGTCTCTCACACCAGCCAACTACACACCAAGGAACAACTCAGACTCCATACAGAACCAGACTCCCGGTGTCATACTTGAGTCAACCAGCACCACTGGTGACCATGACTCAGTGTTTCACAGGCTGTATTTGAATCAAGTCAAGAACACAAAAATCATGGCAGACAAGGGCAGTTACGATAGACTAGAGCCTGATGTGACACCCAACAGCCCTGCTGCTGGTCAGTTTGACACAGGCACTGTGACCTCTGCGACCCCGATATACGAGATGTACGACGTTATTGACAATTTCACAGTGACTGGCAACAACTCCGCTGACATGCGCATCATACTGCAACCGACCGATAGAAGACGCAGTATGCTCCTCTCTAATGTGAATATCAGCGGTGTCCTCAATCGTGTGTCTATACTCTACATGATGAGTCGTGCTAAGGTAAGAAGCATCGATGAGACTGTAGGCGAGCAAGGCGGTATAGAGGGTATTAGGTGTGTCGGAGTTGCAGACTCCATCGTATCAAGGAGAATAGACTTCACAGGGAAGGGGAGTCCAGATTCTCACATTGTCAAGGAGATAGAGCCTAATGCGCCTGTGGTTACGGTGAGTCTAGGTGGTCCGGGTCAAGGTGCCATGGACACCAGACCTGTGTTTCAGAAGAGCATACTCGCTCATGAGTCCTATTCGACTCGCAGGTCTTACTCAGTGACAGCGCACCAACTAGACGTTAACTGGACCAGTGGTGCAGCGACGCTACACGTTAAGCCCTTGAACAACGAGAGCACTGACCTAGCGTCTTGGGGGACATACGGCTTCCCTCGTTATGGTAGAATACACCTACCTGATGGAAGCAGTGCCAAGTACGACAGCAAGACTGGGTCAACGTTTGTCTTCAGCGCAGCCAGCGCGTCTACCTTGGACTTCCTGTCCAGTGATGGCACCTCGCATCTAGCAGTCGGTAAACTACTCAACGCTACTGGCTTCATGGTTGGACCGACCAGTGGTACCTCCGTCACCATAAACGGTAACTTCACAGTGTTCAGTGAGGCGGACTTTGGAGATGAGTCCGACTTGGAAAACGGCACTACCTTGAATGACAGGATGCATCAGTCCCTAAACGATGTGCAACATGATTACCAGTTGGGCACTCAGTATGCAAGCACTAGGGCAATAGCGGAGATACCCCTGTTCTCTGAGCAGTTCTTCCACGACTCCATTGGTCCCGGTAACGCTTTCAAGATACACGTTGACGCCACTCATACAGCGCACACGTACAATCCCAGTCCGGTCGGTAGGAGATTCAAGAGCGAGAATGAACTTGCAGACAGGGAGGCCAAATCAGCCTTCTCAATAGCGTTGCAGAACAGGGAATACCTAGACTCAACATTTGCAGTAAAATGGGACGCTGTCAACAAAAGGCTGTATGTGAACAACATAAACATCTTCCCAGACTCAACTACGAGCACTGCTACCTACAAAGGCGTGACCACCGCGTATCGCTATAGAAAGGTGCATCTCGCCAACGGTGAGTGGTCTTGGTACACCAGTGTCAATACAAGCGATGGGTACTTACAGTTGCTTGACGCCACGTATGGGCAGAGCCCGAACTTCTTCGAGTCATTAGCAGTGGGCATCTCCGTCTTCATCAACGATGCAGGCATAGACAGTTCTCTGATACCAATCAGTTCCGATGAGTTCACACCGTCCTCCGACTTCGAAAACAGGGACGAATATTATCATGATGCTGCCAGTGTAAAGACACAGGGTGGAAATGTAGACTACGGTCTGCGTCAATACGTTAGCGCTGTTGAGTTCAAGGCTGGTCCTGAGTCCAACCCACACGCACCTAGAGTGGATGTAAAACGTGCCACTGGTAAGGTGTTGACTGCAACTGTCACTAGACTCACAGGTGTGCCAGAGCAGGCTGTCACAATCACCCTCAGTGAGGAGGACTTCGCAAAGTTCCCTGACTTGGGATACGATACTCTAGCAAATGCTCCCTCCTCCGTTGGGGATTTGGGATACGAGGTGCAATACGATGACAATGGCACGGTGTACAGTTACCAGTACCATGGTCACATCAAGACGATAAACAGTGTCGCAACGCCCAAGAACAGCATAACACTGGTCTTTCAAACATCTGGTGCTACATATCCATTAGTCGATACTGGTGTACTAATCAATAGAACTGCACTTGGTGGTGGCTCCTATGCACAGGGAACAACTGGCGCCATGATTGTAGATGGTGTTGATGCAACTACGATATTTACTGTGGGTGATTTACTTTTCCAATCTGATGGTAGTAGTGCTGGAGAGATAACCGCTGTTTCATCAACAGCAGTCACAGTGGGAGGGGGAACCACTAATGGGGCATTTCAAGACAATGAGGAATTGAAAGCCGCGCAGGGATTCCCCGAAGGTGTCAAGATAACCCTGACAAGCAAACGCAGAAGCATACTCGGGACCTCAGTCACCACAGAGGTATCCGATGGCTCTCAGTATTACCGTGAGTTGAAGAACAGCCTGAACATTACCGATGTCACCGTTACTGCACAAAGCGCGGACTCATCATCACCGTTTGAGATAACCGTAGACGGTGCCAGTGGAAAGAACGTCAACGACCTGCACGGCACGAATGTCAAGAAAGACGACGTCCTCTATTACTTGGAAGACACTAGCACCGACAAAATACGAAGAATAGGAGTCGTTAGTGAAGTTGAGAGCGCTGATGCAAACGGCACCCAAATCATCAACATGACTGCCGCGACACCAGTGATACCGTCCAATGCAAAACTAGCAGTATGGATGGGTGACTACGAGGAGAGGGATGCCGTTCTCAATGCAACATGGCTCAACCCTTACTCAGCCGGTGGATTCCGTGACGGCGACACCGTGTGGGCCAATATGTCATACAACAACCCACACGCTGTCGAGGGGTTGTTTGCCAAGAGCAGAGGAGTCTACAATGAGTCACAGGTCTGGAACGCCTTCAATGGCGGTGCTGGTGAGTTGGATACCACTAACCCCAGAGACAGCATACCGCTTGAGAACTTCATGATTGGCAATACCTGTCTGGAGACAGCCAGAAACTATGTCCAACACGTCAACAGAACGGTCGAGGAGAACTACCTAGCGCTAGGCCTAACAGCATCACAAGCACCCACTGTGGCATTCATTGACCCCTATCTATCAAACGATGACCATGCGCGTGTGCTATTGTACGATGTGGCACATGACAAGGAGTTCATCGCATTCCAAGACATACACATGCAGGTACAAACTAGCCCTGATGCCGTTCAGATAGGATGGCCCAAGGAAGTGGTTGAGGACGGCGGTAGCACAAGGAGCAGGCTACACAAGGTCAATGCAGTCTACAATGGAGCAGGCCCAAGCCCTTGGACCACGCAGATAGACGTCACCAACGGATTCCTGTCACAGAACCCATACATACGAAGCACACAGCAATCCAAGTTCATAGAGAGCGCATACGCCCACGACCTGTCTAATCGACATACTGAGGACTTGTTGGACTCTACCACATTTGACAATCAGAGTGTCGACTTCCCAACCGATGGTAGGAGCATAGCAGGCGCTAGGTTGTACGGAAAGTCACACGGACACTACGTCCACACTGGATACTCCTACGGGGGTGCAGTCGATGGACTCAGAAACGGCTACAGCCTGACACCCAGAACAAACGACAGCGTATCACTTCACAAAATTGCTGACCCGCTACATGACTTCACTAGAATACCAGTGGACGCTGTGGACTCCTACACTGACTCCCTAATAGACCTGAGAAAGGGCACTAGCAACTGCACTTTCAGAGACCCTGCTACTTTCTTCGACACTCCTGATGGCACTAGAGTCATACCTGCCTTCCTCTGTCTCAAGGGAATACGCAACACATCACTCGACCTATCCTCCCATGAGGAAACTAGACTACAGCACCTACCACAGTGGAAGGACATGGGCTTCGTCAGAAGACTGACGATAGACTTGGGTGAGGTGGCGGAGAAAGACGGTGTTGTCAATACTCTCAGTGGTGCAGAAGAAGTAGTCCGCATGATAAACCAGCATGCTGCTCTAAACGCTAGACTGCTAAGTGGCTCTGCTCACGACCCTGCCCCCTTCTGGCATACAGACAACGGTGACAGGGGTACGCACATGGGGTACATCCGTGCTCATATAGGGAGAGAGGTGCAGGACCTAAATGGTGACGTAGGCTTCACTGTCGTCCTACACAGCACCGTACCGGGTGCCAGTGGTAGAAACTTCTGCGCTTGGCTGGATAACAGCACAGGCCAGACATCGTATCAGCCTCAGTTCCTAGTTGGCCATGGTGGCAGATGGAGAAACTTCTGGGCCCTTCCAGATGAGAGAGAGGGTGAGAACATGCACCCGGCGCCTATGCCTCTTGATAAGAACGGCAGGCCCTTTGCACCAATAACGACACTACAGCAGTATGTGACATCCATAGAGAGCGGTGAGGATATCAGGAGCGTTGCTGATTTCGAAGACACATCAGTGATGAGAGCAGTCTCAGATTCGATAAGCGGGAAGAACCACAACTCAATCAATGTAGAATCTCTTGACATCAAGGGTTCATCTTCATCTCTAGTTAGAGGGCTGAGGACAGGGCCAAGTGCGCTTGCTAGAGTCAACTTCGGTGGTCTGGTCGCAAGCGGTGTACCGGGCTTTGCGCCAGATGCGGGTAGTTGGGGTTTTGGCTTTAATGGTGAGAGTAAATTCAACAACAGGTACGGCACAACATCGACATCAACTTACTCCTCACATGTGCCCACATCGCAGGTGTCCCAAGACGCAGTCGGCACAGGACAGATATACGGTCTGAGCCTGACTGACAATTTAGGTAGGCAGAATACTCTGAGGTACATCTACAGAACCATGGGTGAGTCCTTCTCCAATAGCAACACGTCACTGCCTGACACGATAGAGGAGGAGGTATGCATATTCATAGATGACAGGGACGTGTCACAAGGTGGTTTCACACTTGGTAGTGCCATGAGTGGTTCTGGTGATGCCACTGGTAGAATGAGTTTCTCAGCCGTGTCCGAGGTCTTAGGTAGTTGGAGAGGGGCAAAATGGAGAGGGGTCGCCGCTCCAAACGCTGCCACTCTAGTCACTGCGGTATTGAGCAGTGAAACCCTCTCAATCACCTTTGTTGCTCCTTTCGACGCATCCTTCACCGATGACAAATTAGGCTATCTTGGATTTCCAAAGGAAGACGGCATCATACAGATTAGCGACTACGATGGTGCCGGTAATGCGAATGTGGGTCTGACGTTGTCATACACCCACAGAAGCGAGACGGTGTTCTATGGCGTCACAGGAGTGTCCTCACTCACAAGCACCTCCTATCTCATATCTTCCGTATTGAATCAAACCACATTAGTCACAGATGAGTTGCTCGCTGCTGTAACTGCTGCTGCAATCAACGCAGGAGATGAAGTTAACACGCTGAACGGGCATACGTTTGACTGCACGAACATGTATGCCTTCGACGGTAAGACCTTCGGAGAGTGGGGCGTAAGTCCCAATGCAATAAAGATACGAGCATACAATCCAAACAAGAGAGTAAAACCGTTGAACCTATCTTACAACGCATCAATGTTTAGGGACTTGGGTATTCAGGCAGCACACTTAGAGTTTGGTGAGGTTGAGAAGGTAACAAGACCCACTGGCACTGCTAGTTATGCATTCGGTACATCACGTGCGGTGACCGACGCTAACATAGATGCAAGTAGAAACATAGATTGCGGGTATGTTCCATATACAGTTTTGCAAATACGAACAATTGCAAAAGGACCTATGGGAAATACAGCATCACCTAATTTGGTAGATTCCAAAAACGTTGTACTGAATACAAATAAATGGTCAAGGGGACTAAAGGGAATGGATTACACCAGATATTCTGGAGACCATATACTACCCTCAATAGACAACCCGCATTCCATTTACACCACGGGTTTCTCTACAGTCAGTGCGGTTACTGTCGATGGTGAATTTGCTGAGGGCCACACCGGTGCGATAGCGATAGATGGTGGAAACTCAAACGTGTTTACCGTAGGGGACCTGATTGTCGATGCTGCTGATAGGGTGCTAGGACGGGTCACCGCTACTAACACGACATCCAGTTTCTCAATAGACGAGTTACGTGTTAGTATAGCGGATACGCTAAACATAACAAGGAGAAAAGCAATCGCTGAGACCACCAAGGACTGGCAATCAACAGTGACCCTTGGTGCCAATATGTTCCAGTTCCTCATACCTGCATGCACCGATACGACAGGTAGCAGAATACCATCGTTCGGTGAGAGGAAGAGAATATACCTGACGGATGAGAAGTCGATAGTCGCTGAAAGCAAAGTGGGTACAAACGCTGCTACAGAGTTATCTTGGGATATAGACGATTCTAACAACATGCCTAGAGAGATAACATTCGAGGGCAACATACTCAGCACACACTTCGACCCTGAGTTCAACGGCCTTCGTTCTATAGGCAGTGTGTTCTCAGAGCCCATCGTCCACTTCCGTGGTGGTAAGAGCAGTAGGGACCATAGTGTGCCTCTGTTCTTCGGTGGTGGCTTCAGTGGGGTCGTGCTTGATGTAAACGACGGCACCACGAACGATTATTCGTCATTCTACACACATCCGTATGCTAACGGTCCCACGGGTGTCTCTGGTATTCAGAATGCCAGTGAGATATCGACGAGTTTCGCCATGCTTGACACCAACGCCATGTTCGCCTTCTTCCCCGGCGCAGCGCTGTGCAACCAGCATCGTGGTAGCATCACACCACCAGTATTCAACAAACAGAACATACTGTCACCTGATTTGAACAGAGCCTCCTCCACATACAGCAGCGGCGTGGTCAAAGCGAAGCCAGTGCCTATGGTGCTCAGATTCGCACACCCGACTGCGAGGTACGAAGACCATGTGAACAGTATTGACAGCAAGACTACATATCTAATATTCGGTCCGGGGCAGGCTTTCCCGTTTACCAACGAGGCTGCCTTGGATAGTGAAAGTGGTACTACGAACGCAAAAGAGCCATATCCGGGTCGTATAATCACAAGCGGTAGCACATGGGCAAGTGTACCGTTCAAGGGTGGCTACAGCAGTCTTGGTAATGACCAGCAACTATTCCCCAACTCGATAGAGAACAGCAGGCACTCGTTCCTACCACCTCGCAAGGACTACTACAGCACCACCGCTGGCTTCCATTGGAGGGCGATGGTCAACTGGGAGTCACCAGCAGGCTACACAATGAAGGAGGAACTCAAACAGGTACCAGAGCACGGTAGGCACTACGGACAACAACTGAATGATGACACTCCATATGACGCTAATGACCTCACGAGAGTCACACCCAAGATGCACACACCTACCATAGGCTTCGGCATCACCATGGCCGCTGATACGGTGTGGCACATGGACGGTGGATATCACCCCGGCGGCTCTTGGTTGGACAACCAACTCACATTCAACCCACCACACAAGGGCAAGTCAGACTCAAGGGTCCTCAGTAGCAACTGGGAGAGGGCCAACCAGATACACCCAACTGCGTTCAGAGTCGCAGGGCCGTTGACTGACCGCATATTGGACTACGTCGGTAACGGCAGTGAGGCTGTGGTAAGCGGCGATGTGGACATGGAATACATAGTCGTCGATGCGACTCGATGCCAGAACGGTGAGGAGTTGGCCACGGTGCTAGGAGCAGCAATCAACGCATTCCCCGGCGCTGGCTCGCTCAAAGCGCTAGGTGGTACTCACATGCCATCCATGGGCAACGCGATGCGTCAGGACAGATACGGATGGAGGCATCTAGGCACTCTAGATGAGTATAATGACAGTTCATCCACTGGTAACTACATAGACAGCGAGTTCAATGATGGGGACGGTACGACATTCACGCAGGAGTACCTTGAGCAATTACCGACATCTGGTTGGCTGAGGGCAATCAAGGAGTCAAACGGCGCAGTCGCTTGGGTGCCCTATCACTCAAGGGAGGTTCTCAATGAGTCCTCCAGCAACTGGAAAGTGAGGTTCTACATGGCGCCGAACAGGATACATGGTCAGAGTAAAGCCGAGGACCCCCAGACTTGGGAGGACTTTATTGGAGGAGCATCTGCCGACTTTGCCGCTGTTGATGACACATACACATTGTATGTATGGTCCAAGGCTGGCACTCTCCGATTCAACAACGAGAATGTGTCAGGCAGGGACCACATGACACAAGTTCACTTCTCAGGCATAGCGGATGCCGTTGACCGCACCAGACCCATAGGGGCGATAGGATGGCACGGTGAGCGATACTCGTACCTCAATAGCCTGAAGATAACCAAGAACACGTCAGGCACTGGCTATGCAGCGGGTCTAGGTGCTTACCATCCCATGCTCAACTTCTCCCCGTACGGAACTGCTGGTACCGTGATGAACACGCATAGCAATGTGCCAGTCGTGGCACCGATGAGAAACAGCCCTGAGAGCACACCCACGATAGATGGGATAGGCATCTACGTCGGTACGCATGTGAAGAAGGCTAACTTCTACACCAAGTACAATCTAACGACTGGTAGCGGTGGAGCATACGATACCTACACGTATGCATTTACACATACTGAAGACACCACTAATGATGCCAATCAGTGGAATGTGCCTACTAATTACATAGACAACACGCCACTACCAAAAGAACTCACTCTACCTCAGGGACTCTACACCAGTGCTTTCCTAGTTGTCAGTTACGACTCTGAAAGCAGTCTTGTCGCTAAGTTCGATAGGGACGGCATAACCGCCAATGGAGACTGGTTGCAGGTCATAGGTCAGGGCACGGACCCAATCACATATGCTGGTAACACGCAATGGGACGAGAGGTTCCATGGTCAGGACAGATTCATCGCACCAGCCAACGCAGGGCCAAACGTAGAGGCACTGATTGTCGACAGCACAACTGTGCCTATCGTCTCTAATCCAGCGTCTGGTGGTAGTAGCAACTGGGCCGCTACGACCTTCTCTGGAATCGGCAACTACTTCCATGGTGATGCAGGTAACAATACCGCTCAGTCAGATGAACTGGAACTGAAGAACGCAGTGCCGGGATTGAACAAGATAGGAGACTTGTTGTTCGACCTAGACCACTCTGTCGGCTCTGTATTGCTTGAGTCGGGTGATGCAGAAAGAAACACATCCGCTGATAGTTACACTGTGGCACACACAAATAACTGGCCATCTCGCTATTGGATGGGGGATGTCAATGCCTTCCAGATGTACGAGAACTCTGCGGTGCACAACTTCTCAGTCGAGAACGTCGTCTGGAAGAGGATGGACGGCGGTAACCTCTCACTTCCAGCAGTCAATGCACGTGGGTTAGGAGCAGTGCCATGGGTCACACGTGTGAAGAGCAATGCAGCGATTCTCACAGGTGAGAAGTTGTACGGCAATGTCAGATTCTCATTCGAGACCACCAACAGCGCAATGATGCCCGTGCTACAAGCACAGGAGTTGTCACATCCAGAGTTCGCTAGAAAGCACCCCTACAAGGTGGGTAATGTCCTTGACATACCGAATGAGGAGGTACAGTTCCAGAGTATCAATGTGAGGGACGATAGCGGTCAGATGCATAAGATAGAGGGAGGTAGCCCGTTAGGCACAATCATACGAGGCTTCCGCGTTCCCGAGAACAGAGGCGTGGACGGTAGGGCGCCTGCACTTGCAAACAGCGGCAAGGAGCCTAACCTCAAAGTGCAGTTACCAGACCCCAACTCGATACCCGGCAACATAGTGGTGCGCTCAGGCTACGACCCCATACAGGCATACCAGAACGAGACTATGGGCACTGGCGGTATGCATCACCCTGACTTGGGCTCATCGGTGTCAACTCACCTGTTCGACAACTCAGTGTCCAGCCCGAGACAAGGGCCGACATACGAGAATCACAACTGGGAGAGAATCAACCCAGTGTCATTCGACTCTGAACTGGGTGCTTGGAACAATAACTCACCACTCAACACAAGTTACGAACTCCATGACAGGACCCTGTACTTCCACGTGACGAAGATGGGTCACAGCCACTCACACAGGTACCCAGCAGTCTACACACACGCTGGTGGTGTCGAGAACGACGTAGTCTCAGTGACAGCATGGAACAGCAGCACAAGCGTCCTGACTATCGATGCGGTGTTGGACACTGATGTCTTTGCCGCTGGCTTCGGCACAGTGCAGGACACTAGGAAGTTCCTCAGGGTGTACAATCCCACTACCGACGAGGGTGCTGTGTGCTCCTACACCGCTCAAGGCAGCACTTCCATCACAGTGGTGGGTGATGTCAACTTCGCCACCTTCATGGCAGGGCAGACCGTCACTGACCTCAAGGTCGTCCCATCCTACTACATACCAGCAGGTAGCAATCGATTCTTCGCAGCAAGGAGGCTGAGGGACCATGCAGAGGTAAGCGGCAACTCCCCAGACATGGCCAACACCCTCTACCACGTCGCTGGGCAAACAGTTGGATTCGATGCTTACAGCAAACCCGTAATGACACCCATGCCATACCCCAGAATGGGGCATCATTTCGTCACACCGACAATGCCGATGCTACCCGGTCATTGGGCACATCCAGCGTATCAAAGCCTCTACAGGCGTCATTTGGCCGATTTTAATTCGACAACCTCTTTCCATGACGCGGGTCTTTTCGACAAGCATACAACTGCAATCAACAAACTCTCAGGTGTTGAAACATCCTTGGGAACGTCTCTTGAGGACAATATCAAGCCACTTGACAGTGAGATAAACTTCAGTGGTGTAAACGCGGCCCCGTCGCTGCCCAGCGATATACACGGAGGCGCATTTACGTTGATGTTCGAGACGAGTGTCAAATATGATGGTTATGGTGTTCTAGCATCCTCTGATGGCTCTAGCACCACAAAAGCGGCCACAGTGAACAAAGCAGGGGGTCACAGCATTGTGCTGGAGGCTGCTAGTGAGTACACACTAGGTAGGCACTTCCCTGACCCTGCCGAGGTTGGAGCGTATCAAATTGTGATACAGCCCAACCTCTTCAACCACCAACTAGTGGGCTATCATAACAACTCAACCACTGAACTCACTAGCCAGCAGATAAACACGGTTATTGGCATCAAAAAGGACGCTGGGGACTCAGATGACAAGGGTGGACTCACTCTAGTGCTTGCAAAAGCCACTAACGCAGACGTGCGGGGCTGTGAGGTCTTCATCAATGAGAAGATACTAGACGTCAGCAACGACCCCGGTAGCCAGTTCACCAACATACCACCGCTGATGTCATACAACCACATAGGTGCGCAATTGACAGAAAGCCCCGCATTTACAAGAAGAGGATTCCCATATAGCAAAATGTTCAGCAATGCAACCCCTGCTCACACATTACACATACCATGGTGGAGCATATTGCACAAGAATGGTATACAATACGATGGAAGTGCAGTTTCAGAAGCCACAAACTTCAGAAAACTCACTCAATATAGCCCTGATGATTACTACTTATTCATGAGAAGCACCTTTGGTAGTGTGGGTAGTCAACTAACTATCAATGGATATACTTCACTATACTTAGATATATACGATAAATATAGAAGAAGTGTCAGTATATCTCCAAAATGTATAGTACAATCATTCAATACTAGTGGAACTATAGTTGTAGATAATGCAAATACATTTCCAATATTCCCATATTATGAACAAGTAGTGCAGTATACAGCCAAAAACGGCACTGTCTACTCCAAAGCGTTGGCTAGTGTGGATGGAAACACAGCAGCAACGGTAAATATCCCTAAAACGCTTAATTTAGCCGCTAAATCAGGTCTTGATGGCTTTTGGGACAATATGTTCAACGGTGCTATACTTACTTTAACATATAGTTATGACACTTTACCCGCTGGTAATATAATTACAGATACAAGTAAAAGTGTATTTGCAAATATACTTCCAGATATAATTGATGGTAATCAAGATACAAACAGTAGATTCGTACCAGATGCTTTCCTATGTATGTGGCATCATAATCTAGGTAGGCCTAATACATACTTCTCAGACAATACTTCTCGCAGTTGGAAAGGTGCTCCTGTCAATAAGGCTCAGTACAATTCAATGCCTGAGCATTTCGAGACTATACACTACCATGATTTCACACACTCGATAAGCACCGGACCATTTGATTTCCTAATCAAGAGGCCTAATATTGATGGTGGAGGCACTGGTATTAGAGACGGGCAAGTTACATCTGGTAATAGCACACACGATGCTGGTGGTACAAACGTTATGCTAAGCGGTTTCTGGCCCTGTGGTAGCCGTGGGGGACCCCATGCAAGCAAACTAGACCTATATGGCATGGCAAGCGCATCTTGGAACGTACATGCTACATCCACTAGTGCCAACTTCTCTTCTGCCGTAAATCTAGAGTGGAAAGATAGTGACGACGACGGGTCATATGCTGTGTCCTCAGGCATCACAACAAATACTATGGCAACTACCAGAAGAAGGCCATATGGGCACCGTAACGCTGTACGGCAAGCCTATAACAGACCTAGATACGACCTATATCCACCCCGAGCACTGTATGAAGCAACCGCCTCAGGCTCTGGTCAAAACACCACGAACTACGATGCTGGGCCACTCGTGCAGACAGAAGCATACAGCAGTGGCTGGCTATACGGTGGTGGTGCAGGGGACAGCGCTGCGACCAAGGCTCTCACCTATGTCGGTGTGATGGAGAGACAGACGAACTTCACAGGTATGCTCAATCAAGACCAAGAGGGCTGGCAGGTGAGGTACAGCGATGGTCGTAGGATGACCAGACCGTTCGGCACCCCTGTTCGTACAATACGCAACCCGACAGGCGTTGAGAGGGACTGGTGGGGAGATATCGAAGGAAAGGGCATTACAAGTCTCTCCATAGCCTCTCAGCACTATCTGGTGGATTGGTGGGGCAATGAGCGTGGAGAGGACGTAAGGCGCACTCCAGTGCGTGGATTCGGTATCAGGCCCTCATGGGACTGTGCGGATGCATACGACATCGGCACCAATAGCGCTTACGCTAGAATATACAACAGTGGCAAACCACTCTTCAACCTCAAGGGAATCGCTGATTTGACGAATGGCAACATCTCAGTCACCACCAATTACACCATACCGAGATTCGGGGGTGTGTTAAACAGCAAGAACAACAACAGCACCACCACGTTAGTTGATGTGTTCTCACCAGTTCACTCACTGCGCATAGGGGACATGGGTAACGGCAGGGGCGTCAGATACCCCACCGCATTCAACGAGAGCCTACTGACGGAGATATCGTCCCCTAACCACAAAACAGGCATCGTCTTGAGTCACAACACCGCTGAACCGCTCTTCGGTGATGGTCTGTTACGCCCCCGTAACGATGTACTGCAAGCCGATGAGGTCAAAAGAGGCATAAGCGCTAAACTGGGAATAGACGACAATGGTCTGTTGAAATCCGAGGCAACTGTGAGTGACAGGGTCGAAGAGGTGTCAGGCACGACAGTCCACAAGGACCCGGTATCCAGAACGAGCCCGAGGATTGGAATCGATGCAGAGGTGGTTGAAGGTGTGGAGCAGAGCCATGTGGTAATCAACACCGAGGCCCACAGCCTTCACACCGACAGAAACGTCGGTCAGAGGGTCGTGCTACAGGGCTCCATGCAAATAGAGGGCTCATTGACCGATGCCAACTACAACACCATGTCCTTCAGCAGGCAGACGGCAGGCTCAACCCTGAGCGCTGCTCACAAGTACTCCCACACCAATGCGTTCAGACCATACGGTGGCTCGTACATCATAGAGACCAAGAGTTACTCAGGGTTGTTCGATGACACTGGCTGGGGTGTTGCGTCTCTGACCGGTAGCAATGACACCAGCAACCCATACCAAGACGCCACCAATTACACCTCTGACACTGTTAGGAACAATGAAGATGACAGAATCGTCAAGTTTGTCCTAAGACCAATCAGGGTGCTGGATGCAAATCACGTAGAGGTATACAGAATACACAACTCACTTCATAGCAACTCACCGCAATACAAGCAAAACTACCTACACGCCACATCCGGTGGTAAGTACGGTATCTTCACCTATGAGACGCCTAACGGTAGAGCACCAACTGCCAACCTGTCATCGGGCAGAGCCGTGCCTGATACCAACGGCCCGTATCTACCTATATTCACGTTCGACTCGACAGGTGCGTTTGAGACCCCAACCTCGATGGGGCCTAAGTTACTAGGCTCTGAGGTCTCTGGTTTCAGCAATGCCCTTTCGACTGACGTGTCAAGACTCATCATCACGGAGAACACCCTTCAGCATCACAGGTCCGATGCGCCTAGAAGGAGGGTGGAGAAGGAGACGGATGATGAAACGACAAGGAGCGACTTCACGGTAAAACCGAGGTTCAGTCAGTCCTTGCACAACAAAGGTCACAAGGGAGACGTGTCGTTCAACGTAACTGACCATAGCGGAGATGGTGCTTGATGGGTTTGATACAGTCCTCGAAAGGGAGATTCGACAGCACTCTCACTGATGTCATGAATGACTTGAGGCAGCCTGTGTTTGTCGACAATGCCGTACACTATGCTAAGGTCCAACCCAAGAGCAATGCGAAGTCCCTTGTCACGATTGAGGCAGTCAATGCCGATAACTACGAGATTGCATCTGAGAGAACATACTCGTTCACAGAATCTGAGTCTACCATATTGCTCACTCACACAGAGACGGACGGGCACACCCTGAGGTCCGATGTGTTCTCTAGCAAGGGCAAGAACAGCATCACCAAACTACTCTTCAGTGAGAATGACCAGAAGAAGAGGATTCTCACAAGCACCACGACAAGCACAGCGTCTGGACTCAGAGCGGACATGCGTAACATGAAAGGAGTCACGCTCAGGGACTTAGGTTTCGATGATACGAGGGTTAGACTCGGTCAGGGCATTGACGTAGGCTTCCGCACCACCGACTTGGCAATTAGGGTAGGTGAGTCAATCACTGACTCCCTGAACGCTGTAACGATAGGCTCCCCTACCACCGTGACAAAGATGGGGGCTAACAGACGTAAGAACAGCAATACGTTCTTGGCCGCTGACTTCAATGGTGTCAACCTCGTGACAGCACTGAGGTACATATCCAGACACGACAACCGAGTGGTGAAACTAGACAGATTCGGCAATCTAAACTACGTGCCCTTCAATCATGCAGATGTGACTAGGAGCGTAATCTACAATCTGAGATTCGGTAACAAGGACACAACACCGATTGAGAACGTCGAAAACAGAATCACTGTCAAGGGCATTCCGATAGCGGTTAATGAGGAACTGGTATTCACCATGGATGACAGAAGCAAGCAACAGGGCCTGAACGATGTCGATATCATAGAAAACACCAGACCCCTGTTCGACGCATCAATCACGAACCTAACAAGAGCAAAGACAGTTGCAAGACAGATACTCAGAGCCAACTCGACCTTGAAGGGCAAGATAAGCAGCCAAGGGCACCCCAATGCATGGGAGTTGAGACCCGGTGATGTCGTCGAGTACGAGGGACAGAGGTTGGCTGTATTAGAGTGCAGACACACCATAGACGGATTGAGCAACTTCACTTTCCTCAATGTGGAATCTGGTCTTGAGGGTGTCCTACAGAATATCAGGGAGGGTAGCATAACCGTCTCATCCCTAACCAACCCAGAGAAGTCAAATCAAATCTCATCAGAGAACTTTTCTTTCTTCGATGCCATGGAGGTTATCATAACACCGACCGTCATAGTGTACACAACCAATGAGTCCGGATTCCTGATTGGCCGAAATAGCGATAGGGGGAGATTAGGTGGCAACAACAAAGTCATAGGCATGGCGAAAGATGAAGGAGTCACAATCACAGAAACGGAGGGAATAGAATATGCCAGCAAATGACCATCTAAAGAGACTGATGATAGAGACTATCGCTGACAACATCAACGAGATGGTCATAGGCTTTGACAGCACACCCGCTACTTCATCCGATGGCGCAGCAGGCAGACCCGCTGTAACGGTCACACCTACCGTTAGGATAATGGACAACTCCACTCTTCTAGTCGAGGGTTCACTACCGGTCTCTGAGAGTTTCAACGAGACGCTCAAAGAGGTGTTCATACAGTTGAGGGGCACGAGCGACTTTACACCAATCTCAAGACACGTATTCAGGCCTATTAAGAAGACAAGCACAAATGAAATTATATTCCAACTCGTAGTGGAGGTCAAGTGATAGCATGGGTGAAAACGCAAAGTCTGGACATACGCAGGCTCTGACTGATGGCGATTATATCCTGTCACCCTCGATAACCAACCTCTTCGAGGGCGTGCACGGCAATGGCATACTGATGTACGAGGACACGGCAACTGGCGACAGTAACAGGAACGCGAAGACAACCACACCGGGGTTAGTCACAGACAACGGCACCAACTCGATAATCGTGAGAGGTGGTTTCGCTGTCTTGGATGGGATGATTGTCCCATTTGGTAACATCAACTCAGGTGCCACCACCACAATCACATTACAACAAAGCACCATAGAGGGTTCAACCAGCGCTCTCTCCAGCGGAGAGTCTTGCCTCCTAGTGGTATATGTTTGCAGTAATGCGAACACCAATTACATTCAGATAGAGCAAGGTAGCGCAGTTAGTAGTGGGTTCCCCGTTACTCCTGAGAGTTTCCTCGGGGACACCAGCGGATTGAATGGCGGCCTAACCTTATCCTCCAAGCAGAGCACCGTGCTCGCAGTCGTAAAGTGCCAACACAATGGCAGCGCTGGAGACCTAAATCTAGAAGTCACCGAGGTCTTCGACATGCGCACCTTCATCCGGCCTTCACCAATCTACCTGAGTCCGATGACCAGTGGTTCCGTAGGCAATCAAAGCAACAGGATGGATTCTGCTGCGGACTTGGACGGCATGCACGGTGGTGGTGACGAGGTAGGTGGATTCTCCTCCTCCAACTTCGGTGCGTTATGGCAGTCATACAGTTTCGGCACTGACGGCACTGACGGAGACCACGTTCTCTACTTCAGCGGCAAGCAAGGCGGTAGCAGGAGGACTCACAGGCTAGGACCCAACAAAATCAGCGTGTTGAACACCGCACAGACAGTCAGGTTCGATGGCCCCAACATCTTCAACGCCACACCTGCGAGTGGTGACATCAACATCACCCCCTCAGGAACGTTCCCACCAAGTCACATGATTATCGTGAATAACGCACAGTCGAGCACTCACAAAGTAATCTTCGACCCCACTGGCTTGAGTAACGGCGGTGCTACTGCTGGTGACGTTGGACCGAGTTCCAGCGCCATATTCGTGTATACTGGCTCTGCATGGGTGAAGGTATTCGCCTCATCCACAACGACCTCAACGGCAAGTGGTTCAGCGGGGGCGATACAACTGAGTGACGGTAGTGCCGCTTTCACCAATGACACAGACCTAACTTTCTCAGGGGGCAACACGCTCAACACCGTCAATCTCACTATGACCGGGCTTCTCAGTGGCCCCAGTGGTGTTTCCTTCAAAGCCGGAGAAACAAGCAATCCTGCTTCATCAGGTCCAGACGCTAGAACCCTGTGGTATGACGATGGCAACGACGTTCTCAAGTTCAATGCAACAGCCATACAAATGTCAAATGCAAACGCTCAATTTAGCCTTAATGACCTATCGGCAGGGACAATAAACGTAGCAGCGGACTCCATAGTCTTCATAGATGCGGATGACAATTCCTCCAAGAAGGACACAGTTGCGGATTTGGCTACAGCGATGGCTGGTACAGGAATCTCTGCTTCTAGCGGTGCACTGAATCTAGACGCAAATCAAGCAGGAATCACAAGCATCGGACCTGCTGGTAATTTAACCGTCAATCAGGATTTGATTGTGACAGGAACATTAACTGTCAACGGTGCAACGACAACTGTCAATTCTACCACCCTTACAATTGATGACAAACTCATCGAACTCGCACACTCTCCTAGTGGTTCTGAGGGTAACGATGCAGCAGTTGATGGTGGTGGAATCATCCTCAAGTCATCCGACAGCGATAAGAGCATAGTATTCACCGATAGCACGGACTCGTGGACATTCAACCAGCATCTTTTCCCAAGCGCTGACAGTAGCAAAAACTTCGGTAGTGATACGGTCAGATGGGCAACTGGGTTCTTGGATACGGTCAACACTGCTGATTTGGTAGTGGATACCAGCCTTATCAAGACTGACTCGACCAACAACTTCGTTGGTATCAACCAAGCGACACCACTAGCAGACCTACACCTCAATAAGGTCGGCTTCGGGTCGCCTGCTAGTGATAATACAGATAACTCCTCAACCAGCACTGCTCTAACCATAGACTTGTTTAACGCTAGGGAATTTAGGGCCTCTAAGTTATTAGTCTCAGTTGAGAATAATACACATTCAATATTTGAAACCGCTGAAATGGTCGTTACTCACAATGGCGCTAGTAATGCAGATGCAACTGCTGCTTTCCTCAGCACATATGGTATAGTAACTAGTGATACCACACAACAAGGAACGTATCAAGTTGGGCTCACTGGCTCCGGTGCTACGCAAAAAGTTCAATTGCAGGTTACCCCTACGGATGATGGAGACGACGTAACAGTCCGCGTAACATGGCAGGCTTTAGAGATATAGAATAGGTGAAAAAAAATGGGCACAACACGTGATTTCCATGTAAAAACAGGATTAGTAGTGGATTCTGGCAACGTTACGCTAAGTAACGGAAACCTTCTCGTCAACAGCGGACACGTAGACATCGACAACATCAAGATTGACGGTCAGACGATATCTACCGTAACAGGCAACGAGGACATCAACATCACTCCCCACGGAACTGGCTCAGTGGTCTTTGCTAAGGTCGACATAAACGGCGGTGCGATAGACGGGGCTACCATCGCCACATCAGATATCACTGTAGGAAGCAGTAAAACCCTAGACGTATCTGCTGGTACATTGACTCTCGCTAATGACCAAATCAGCGGTGATAAGGTATCAGGTGGTACAATCGGCACAATCACTATTACAGCGCTCGCTGGTGATTTGAGCCTCGGTGACAACAACATCACCAACGTAGGCGACTTGAACGCAGACAGCATAAGCGTCGATGCAGCAGGGACTGGTCTCAATGTGGATTTCAGTGGTGGTAATACCGCTACATCCAAACTGACTCTTGGAGACAACCTCGCTGATGCTCTGAACATCACAGAGGGCTCTAACTCATACATGAAGTTTGTAACCACTAACAGCAGTGAGCAAATCGTCTTTGGTAAGAACTCTACATTCAACGGCACCACTATCGCTGACTTGGGTACAGTCACCACAGCCAACATAGATGGTGGCTCGATAGATGGTACGACTATTGGTGCTAACAGCGCAGCAGCGGGTACATTCGCTGCTATTGTAGGTACTACAATCGACGCTTCGACTGACTTCACTGTCGGTAGTACAGTCATCACTGACGACTCGATTGTGATGACCCCCTCATCAGGCGACACGCTCAGTATCACCTCAGCCGCAAACGGGGAGTCTACCATCGCCACCGTGGATGGAAGCGGTAGCCTAGCGGCTCACCTGCATCTGGATGCAGACGGCGCAATCAACCTCAAGTTCAACTCCAACACTAAGTTGGCCACTGCCACTGACGGTGTCGACATTACCGGTAGCGTGGACATCACTGGCTCAATTAGCAGTGTGACTAACATTACTGCATTGGGTAATCTGACAACTGCACACGGTAGAATGCGGGAGAGCACTGGCGTGCTAGACAGGGCCGACATAGCAGGAACCTCATCTGGAACCCACAAGATAGTGGATATAGACGGCACTAACTTCTACACCAGCGAGACGATTGTCGTGACTGAGGTCTCTGGTAGGTCTAAACTACCCTCTGCCACGGGAGGTGCTGGTGCTGTCTTCGGCACGAATGCAGTCAACGTGGGCAACGTCGATATCCTATCACTGGCTCTAGGTGACATTAGTAGCACTACTAATGGCTCCAGCCTTGACATATTCCATGCGGCAGAGGCCTTTTGCGCAATGAGCATACAAACGGATGGCACCAACGGGGACATAGTCAAGAGAGTCATAAACAAGATATACGGCTATGTGAATGCTAGTGGTCAGGTAGAGACGATTCTTGAGCATGAGTCCGGCGACATCGAACTCGGAAGATTCGTATGGATGATTGACGAGGACAGAGCGGGCAGCACTGAGGACTGCATGACTCTGGTCTTCCAATACACATCGAAGTACACTCACACCAGCAATGACAAGACCACTTACTCCGTCAACGTAAATGGACTGTCAATGGGAGGAGCAGGTGGTTGATATGGGTAATCCGGGCCCCGCCAACAATGCTTCGTCACCCAGCCCCTCAAGGGCGAAGGCCTTCAATGCCATACAAGTCGCTAAGGGTAGCGCCACGACCAACGCTCAATTCCTCATTGGTTCCCTACAGTTCTCCACGGGCTCTCCGGGCTCCTTCGCTGTTGGAGACCACATCTCAGCGACAGGCATACAGAAGGGGACTAAAGTCACACAGATAGACAGCAACGACATATACATCAGCAGGCCACTGGACGGCACACTAGCAAGTGGGGCCACTGTCACCATACTGAGTGAGCGAAGGGCTGCCACGGGCGGTCCCGCTGCCTTCGAGTTGAAGGCTGGCACTGGGATATCCATAGCGGCTGATGCTCAGAACGCCACTGGTGCCTCGATACTACAAATCACCGCATCCGGTGGTGGTACTGCATCGGCTCTAGCCGCTGATGACCTGACTGCTGGAGACGCTGCTGTGACTCTGGCTACCACCACTGGAAACATCACGATTGATGCTCAGGCTAGTGACAGCGACATCATCTTCAAGGGAACTGATGGGGGTAGCGATACCACGTTCCTGACACTTGATGGTAGCGAGGAAGGCAAGGCTATCTTCAACGCAGACGTCACGGTTGGTGACGACCTCACCCTCCTGTCTGATGCCGCTGTGCTAGGGTTCGGTGCTGACACCGACGTCACACTCACACACGTTGCTGACACAGGACTGCTACTGAATGCGGCAATGGAACTCCAGTTCAGGGACTCTGGACTCAAAATACACTCGACGACCAACGGTCAGTTGGACATAGATGCTGATGGTAACGTGGATATAGCCTCGGCTGTAACTGCTCTTTCAGGGACAACAGGGATAGCGCTAGTTTCGCCATCAATAGTTCTTGGTAATACAACCAGTGCTAGTACAGTCGTAGAAATCAAAGACGAGGTGAATGATGCGAACTCCGCAGAATTGAAGTTCGTGAAGGACAAGGGTGCCGCTGGTGCTGACGGCGATGACATTGGTAAGATTACCTTCGTAGGGGACGACGCGGCACAGGCCCAGACCTCCTTCGGGCAGATTCTCGTTGAGGTATCGGAGGCAGATAACTCAGATGAGGCAGGAAAGATGTCCTTGCTAGTCGCTGAGAGCGATGGCACCGACACAGCGCTTACAGCAGGACTGGTCCTTGAGGGGCAACACGCTACGGATGGCGTCGTCGACGTCACGATAGGTGCGGGCTCAGGCTCAGTCACCACTATTGCCGGTAATCTTACTGTAAACGGCACAACCACCACAATCTCCAGCACCACATTAGAGGTAACCGATGACCTGATTACCGTATCGAAGGGCAACGACTCAATCGCCAACGCAGACGGTAGTGGAATGGAGATAGACGCAACTGGTGCTACTAACATCCACTGGAAGTACGTGCACGCTAGAACAGCGCTTCAGTCAAACGTGGACATAGACTTGGCTACCACGAGCGAGACTCTCAAGATTGCAGGCACGGATGTGCTAAGCAACAATACCCTTGGAAGTGGCGTCGTTACATCGAGCCTCACGACCGTCGGTGCCTTGGACTCAGGCTCCATAACATCGGGCTTTGGTAACATAAACAACGGCTCCTCTACCATTACGACGACAGGCGCCATCACTGGTGGTTCCCTCGTGGCAGATAACATCACCATCGATGGTAACACGATATCCAGCACTGACAGCAACGGTGACATCACACTCACACCAAACGGAACAGGGGAAGTCAACATCGCTGCTGGTAACCTCAACTACGCATCTACCGCTGTTACATCAACAGGGGCGGAACTCAACCTATTGGATGGCTCAAGCGCGGGAACCGTGGTCAACAGCAAGGCTGTCATCTACAGCAGCGCTGGACAAGTCCTTGGAAGCACAATAAGCGTTGATGCTGTAGCAGTGTTGGACACAGCCACTGCAAACTCGCAATCAGTTGCCAATAGTGCAACCCAGACTGTGCTCTCTTATGCATATGGTACATTTAGAACTGCTAAGTTCATCTATCAGATAACTGATGGCACTGACTTTGAGAGCGGTGAGATACTTGTAAATTACAAAGGGGCCTCTGCACCATCAGCAAGCAGTGACATCTATCTAACACACTACGGGATTGTATCAACCAAATCAGGTAACGCTGCCCTAGTATCTTGGGACGCTGTGAAAGATGGAACTGATATATCTCTACAATTTACAAACAGCACTGGGGGCACGGTTTCGTACTCCTACGACGTAGTTACAACTCAAGTAATCAAATGATGGACAGTGAAATCATGGTGGAACAATGGCAACGAAGAGGGACTTTGTAGTAAAGAACGGGCTTGTGGTTACCGAGGACATAGAACTCGGACACGCATCTGACACGACGATAGCAAGAGCAAGCGCTGGGCAAATAACAGTAGAGGGCACAGCAGTGGTGCTTGCTGGTAGTGCAAGTCACGACGGCTTCTCCGACTTCGTTGCTAACGAACACATAGACCATAGTGGTGTTTCGATAACTGCTGGTAATGGGTTGACTGGTGGAGGCACTATCGCTTCTACTAGAACTCTAACAGTAGGAGCAGGGACTGGTGTGACTGTCAATGCAAATGATGTAGCGATAGGCCAAGCAGTTGGTACTTCAGATGATGTGACATTTGCAACAGTAACGCTTGCTAGTGACCTAATTCATTCAGGTGATACTAACAACAAAATCGCATTTGGCACAGATACACAGTCTTTCCAAACAGGAGGAACTGCTAGGTTCAATATCAGTGATTCAGGATTGCAGATTGGAAGTGGGGCTAGGGTTACTACAATCAACACTTCTTTCTCCGACAATGACACTTCCCTGATGACTTCGGCAGCCATCAATGACAGAATAGAATCCTTCGGCTACATCACTTCTCAAATGACATTCGTTCTAGAGGATGATGATGGAACTGAGGTTTCTATATCAAACGCTGAAGAGATTAAGTTCCACAGTGGAGACACAAGTGTAGACATCAACTACTCTGATATATCTCCGGGTTCAGACGCAGACCCATTCGACTTGGATTTCAGAACATTACACGCTCCTTATCTAAGGACAAGTGATGATAGGGATTTTGCTCCTGAAGACTTAGACAATACAATTAGAGAACTATCAGGAAGATTCTCAACAAAAACAGGAATAGAGGATGGTTCTTCTACGGGTGCATCTGACTACGTTGATGCCTTGGTGCTAGATACATTTACAGGACATTCAGGTGGAGATGCAAACCTATTGGCATTCGCTAAGAACAGCACAAAGAGAATCTATCACTACCGAGCAGACCAAGACGATACGAATTGGGGAACTGCTTCTACTATTGCATATACAAGTGACATTGCAGACCTAACAGTATCAGACTTAGCCGCAGCCGCAGTAGTAACAGAATCAGAGGGTATTGGCTCAAACGACAATGACACTACACTACCCACATCTGCTGCTGTGAAGGACTATGTGGATAGCAATGCAGGTGGTGCTTCTGCTATTGGTGATTTATCTGATGCAATTACAACTGCTACTTCTAACATAGGATTAGGTAGTGGTGCTTTAGATTCTTTAGCATCGGGTGGAAACTTTAACACGGCATTAGGAATTAATGCAGGTACAACAGTCAGTACAGGAACTATGAACGTAATGGTAGGGTTAAATGCAGGTCAATATATTAGTTCGGGTGGTAGTAATATTGCTATTGGAAAGGGTGCAATAGAAAGAGGCTCAACAGAAAATAACAATTTAGCAATTGGACCGCAAGCGATGGGTGGTGCTTACGGGCAAAGTGCAACAGGGGCATACAATGTAGCAATAGGAAGCGATACTATGAGATATGGTTCACAAGCAAACGGTAGCGGTAATATTGGTATTGGGTATAAAGCAATTTATGGTAGTAATGGTAATAGTAGTGGGGCTAATTATAACATAGGAATTGGTTATGGAGCATTGGAGGTAATTACAACAGGTGATAAAAATATCATAATAGGTTATGATGCTGGTGATAATATTACAACTGGTTCTAACAACCTTGTGATTGGTGACTTCCAAGTTGATACCGCAACAGGCGATGACCAGATTATCATAGGTAGTGGTGATGGTGGAGTAACTTGGTTGAAGGGAGATGCAAACGGAATAAAGGCTCTCAAGATTAAGGTGAAGGCGGTAAGCAGTAACACTACACTCACAGATGCTCAATCCGGCTCATACGTCTACTGGACGGCAGGTACACTAACCCTACCTGCAACAGCAGAGTCGGGACAGCAATATACAATCATCAACAATACTGGTGGTTCAGCAACACCCTCACTTGGTACATCAAACGCAATAGCATCAGGATGGACTTCTCATGCTGCTATGTCTGATGAGACTGCTAGAACCTATGTGGCTGTAGCCACTAACACTTGGATATACATTGGGTGATTGAGATGGCTTCGATAATGATAGGTGTCGCTGGTGTCGCACAGCAACTGAAAACTGCAAATGCTACTTCCTCTGCACCAACTGATGCAAGGGTACAAAATTACGCCCCCGGCGGAAGCGGTAATAACAGCGCAGTTCTCATAGGGGAGAGAGAAACCTTCACTAATCCTTTTGATTACACAGGTGCGTTTAGTAGCACAATAAGTAGTACCCCTGCTCATGTTCTTACTGTAGAGTCGGAAGTATTACTCACTTCATATACTGATAACGCAGCAGCCGCAACCATAGAGTTTGGAGGTTACTGTAATACTGCCGCAACGGGATGCACATTTGCATGGGATGTATCAATAGACTCCCAATCATTGTCAAATGGTAATAGCGCAGCAATTATTGGTACTGCAAGCACTGCTCAAAACTCACTTGCTATGGGAGCAGGTGTGGGTGACGGTGTTGGAGAAAAATTACAGATAACGTGGGGTGGTAGCAAAAGCGGGTTTGTTATGCCAGCCAACAACGACTCTGTTCAGGTTACTGTAAGTTGTACCATAACCAATTCCGCAGGTAGTGATAGTGATTCAGTGATTTACAAAATAAACTTTAGTGCATGATAATATTTAATAAAGAAAAATATGGAGGAAAAGATATGGCGTTGAAGGTGGAGTATGAGACTGAGTTTGGAATAACATGTGATTACGCATATTGTGTTATAGACGAAGCGTATATGTTAAAGAAGACGGAGTTGGGAGAAGACGGCGATAAAGTAAATACCTTTTTTGTTAAATACAAAGGTAAAGTATACACCAGTGATGATGCTTACGAACAGAGTGCATCAGCAATTAGCCATTTCAGTCATGCTCTTGAATTGGACACTGCCAACGCTAAGACTCAGTATAACTTACTCAAGCAGTGCTACCTGCATCTGAAGACCCAAGAGGGCTTCACTGATGCTGTGGATTGCTAGATTAAGAACACTTTACTCGCAATCCAGTGCCAGAAGCGTGAGTACTGAAGACCCTCTATGTCATCCTCAGTCATATTTCCTCCCAGTCTTCGAATATCTCTGTTATGCACCTGATGAACATCTTGCAGGTAGTAAATGGTCTAGTCATATCACACCCCCTTCTTCATTTCACGCATCTGCTGCGCAGCGAATCTTATCTTCTGAGTGCTGTGAAGAGTCCAGAACGAGTCTTTGGGAACTTTGAATTCGGCCTCTATTAGACGGCACAACTCATATCTAGAACTGGTTCTCAAGTCCTCGTCTATGGGTAGACCCAGTACGTTGCTCACTTCTTCCTCAGTATATTCTACACGTCTGTCTAGCCATACATAGACGTAGCCCATTATTGACATTAATTTACGAGCCAGCCAACGAAACAATACCACGGTGTAGAAAGCACATCAAGTAGTTATTTAACATTACCATGATTTGTTTCGTTTGAACACTGAGTCTTGCCAAAAATGGCCACACTCCTTACACTGCCAGAGTTGTATTCTGCTTTTCCTATCCTCATTTTTATGGTACTTAGCAGTCAATCTATGGGGCACGTGAGTGTGATTGCAATTTCTACATTTCACCTCAAGTCGTTTCATCAATCTGCCCATCATGCTCCTCTCTTGGCTATGACGTCGTCAATCTTTAGAATCGCTGTAGTCACCTCTGTGGCACTCAATATGGCCTGTCTCACGAGTGAGCATGGCTCTACAACGCCTAACTTATTCATCGATGCTATACCTTCGTTCTCCAAGTCAGGACCCATGTCTAATGAGCCATCCTGAATTGCGTGTCTTAGACTCAGTATGCAGTCCAACGGGTCTTGCCCACCATTCTCCGCTATCGTAGCAGGAATAATCTCCAGAGCCTCAGCAAACGCCTCTATCGCCATCTGCGCTCTTCCCTCCACAGTCGCTGCTTGAGAGCGTAGGTACGAAGCCATTGACGCATAGGTACTACCACCACCAGCGACAACACCGTCCCCATTCATTACTAAGGACACAACACCCAACGCATCATCAAAACCTCTCTCAATCTCATCCAAAGTGGTTGTTGTCGCGCCACGAAGTACGAGTGTGGACTGGTCAGAGTCAACCATGCCCTCTACGAATATGTAATCAACATCATAATGCCTCTGCTTGTGTATCTTGCCTTTGGCGGCACACTCTACATCTGAGGGCATTTGCGCTATCGGTAGTCCTAATGTTGAGGACAGAGCCTTCATCGTGCTTTCTGGTAGTCTCCTAACCGCAGCGATATTATGCTTCTTCAGGTAAGCACACACGTGGTCGGATGCGCCATCTCTGACAAACACCACACCACCCTTTGGTAAATGCTTAGTGAGATTCTTGGCCTGCTCTAACATGTTCTCCCTATCAGAGGACTTGAACGCACTGTATCCTTTCATGTCCAACTGAACCTGAACATTCTGTTCCGTCTTCTCTGGCTCTAGTCCCATGTTGACCAACAACATGTCACACTCCATCTCTACCTCATGCTCTATGGCATAGTCCTTATTGACTATGGCGCCGTTGAATAAATACGAGTCTCTGAGCGAGCCACCCGGTAGACTGAGGACTCTTACTTTTTCTGCATCTCCTGCTTTCTTCACTGCTTCCACACATAGTCGTGACACGGTTTCTGTCGCTGAGTCTAATGTCTTACCCGTAATCGCTGTCTTCGCTACAGCCGTCAAGGTTTCATCCGAGGCATCCCTAGACAGTGTTTCTTTGAGATACTCTGTTGCCATGTGAGCGGCTTCGTTGTATCCCTTGCACACTAAATTAGGGTGTAACCCACGATTCAGTAGGCTCTCGCTGTTTGTGAGCAACTGTCCTGCTAGCACCACTGTAGATGTCGTGCCGTCATAGCACAGGCTCTCCTGTGTGTGCGCGCACTCGATTATCATCTTGGCACCCGGATGAGCCACATCTAGTTCCCTCAATATGGTGGCGCCATCATTGGTTACAATAGCGTTCCCACCAGCGTCTACCATCATCTTGTCCCTACCATTGGGGCCAAGAGTGCTCTTCACAGTGTGAACTATCGTCTTCACTGCGTTTATGTTCGTTCTCAATGCATTTTCGTTTTCATTATCTGTCATATTACCACTCCACTTCCACTTCTATTATCTCCCCGGTCTCTAGGGAGCGTGATTTGATTATACCCTCGTTTCTACCGACCATGAATAGGTCATACGTTAGTTGCGCATCGCTTACGCAATATTTGATTACGTCTTCGAACCTACCTTGCGCCCAAGCCTCTGGTGCCTCTAGGCTGTCCATTAACTTGCTTTGATTGAGATTGTGTTTGGATAGAGTGTTCAATGACATCTCCAGTAAACCATATGGTAATGCTGCCTTTTGAAACATGGTCTTCGTGTCAAAGACAGTCTCAGTCTTCTGCATGACATCCCCTACAGCCCAGCAATCGAGGGAATCTCTCAAGACAGGGAAATCAAAACCTAGGATATTGTGACCCAGTATCTTACCGCCCTTCTCCACGAAGTCAGTGATATGGTCACCTAAGATTCTAGGATGTAATGGGAGAACCTCTAAACCGTCTATGTCTATCTCCTGCTTGGAGAATACAGTTGCGTTATCACCATCCCAAGTAGCAACCACTGTAGGGTCAAAGAGAGCCTTGTTCTCCCATCCACCAATCTCCCACGAATAATTGCTAGTCTCTATATCCAGTGCCATTATGTCAGTCATTCTTCCTCAACTCCTAGCAATTGCGACGCCATGTCCATCATCGACGAGAGGCACCACTCGCAAAAGGCCACCGGCATAATACCCCAATAACCAGCGATTCCACCTCTTCCTTCAAAATCAGTATCCGTACCACATACGGAACAGACACTGAATATGTCGGACTCTTCCTCCTCTTCACTCTCGGGAAATTCCATCATGCGTCATCTCTCAATCTTAGGAATACAATCTTGCCATCCTTACCAGTGTCAAACATCTTAGTAGCCCACTTGTTGAAGTGGTTGTAGGCTGTGCCTCTTGTCACTTGATTCTGATTCATGTACGCAGCCATCACATCAGAGCGCTTTCTCCAATTGTCACCTCTACCACCAAGGTCGAAGGGGTTGCTTGTGTCGTGAGCACTAAGCCACCTAGCCTTCTGATTAGCCTTCTCTGCTACCTTGGCACCTATCTCTACTTCTCCCTCCAACCACTCTATGAGGTTGTTGAACAAATCATACAGAATTTCCTTGGCCATATCCACATGCTCGTCATTAACGACCCAAGTCTCTTCCATCAACGCTATGTGAGTTGATAGAATCACTGTGTAGTTCTCCATCGCGGGGATGAAAGATGCAACGACATCACCAATCCCCGGTCCTAAACCAGTCAGTAAGTCATAGTAGTCCTCTATCGCCGTATACATCGCTGGATAGAATGAATCATCAGCGCTGAGAATGTCAGTCATAGATGATTGAAGCAACTCTTCTTGCTCCTCCCTTGGCATGCTGTCCCATTCAATGAATCTAGTTTCATTTACTTCTAGCACCTTCTCCCTCATTCTCTTCTCCAAATTTTGGAAGTATGTTGTAATGTCTTCATAACTCACAGCCATCTTTGGGGTCTTCTTGAAGGCCGCGTCGGCTCTTCTCATACTGACGTTCATTCTTCTGTCCATGCTCCAATTTGACCAGTACAGCAGAACTCTCTGGAAGATACCCTTTGTCAGAACGTATTCCTTCACACCAGAAGGTGGGTATGTCGTAATCCACAGTGACACCAGTGATTCAGTCTCTATCCTACCTGCTTTGGTATGCTTAACGAGTATGTTGTTGTTGCTACCCACAGGATTGCAGGCTGATTGTAGGTACAACACTGTCTCCTGACTGTGCTTGTTAGGATTGAGTATGATTGAACCCTCGTCGAAGTTCAGCGCTTTCCGTCCGTTTAGGAATCCCTCTTTTTCGATGGTCTCTACATTGCCGTCTCCGTCTTTTATCTCCTCAAAGCCACCTATCAGACCAGCATCGGTCCCTGTGGTGTACAAGTCAGTTGGGATGCCAATGTCCTTCAGGATGTCACCTATAAATTCCCAAGCGATTGACTTTCCTGTCCTACTAGACTGAATCCAGAAAGCGTGGACTCTCGGGTCCAAGTGGGATGTGCCCCAAGGTATTCTGATGTAAGGCACTGCTAATTGACCCTGAATGAAGAAGAAGGACAGCATACCGGGTATGTCATTGTCTATCGATGTTTTACCAAAGTGTTCCAGATATCCCTTGAATATGGGATGCTTGTTGACTATCTCGTATTGTTCCGCTCTCTTCATAACTGACCCGAAATCTGGTCAGTATATTATAATTCCTATTTTTCTAATGTTTAATCTATACGTTTAAACTTGTTTGCCTCGACGTGAACAGGGGTTTCGCTAGTCAGAACCTCGATGACTTTCTTTCTACCCTTCTCACCCAGACCCTTGACCATCTTGAGGGATTCGGGGAAGCACATCTCCTCTATTGAACCACACTCGGAGAGAAGTTTACTCGCCATTTGCCCCCCAATGCCGGGGATTGTCAACAACATGTCCTTCCTTACGTCGTTAGTGCTGACTCTTCTTATTGCCTTGGCGCCATGTGCTGATGCGGGTTTGTGCAACTTGTTGTGTAGTTTCACTATGAAGAGCGCTGCCTCGCTTAGATTGGGTGTGAAAAACACTTGACAATCGAAGTCACTCATGATGCGTGCTATTGTCCCTATGAGTTCATTCTGCACTCTAGTGTATGTGAGTTTCTTACCGTTGTTTTTACTCATGGCAATGTACTTGTCTATACCACCGTGTATCAGGAGGAAGAATCTCTCATAGTTTGCATCCATATTGTCTAATTGCCTCCATAGATGACCGCTGTGACTTGATTGAAATAAATCACTGATTGACTTTGCCTCAACGCAGGCGTTGCCTAAGAGATAATCACCAACAACCAGTGTTTTTTTCTGCACACTCAATCCTACTGACTCGGCCTTTCTTATGACAGAGTCATGAAGGGGGCCTCTTTCATTCGTATCTATGGTTAAATCAGCCATTTGTCATCCTCCAATGCATTCCGCAGTATTCTTCTGATTTGTGTGACTTCCTGAACTTACACCTGTTTCCGTCTTTCTTAATGTACATGCATCTATTTTCATGTTTTACCTCTTTTATACATACATGACATAGTTGTGTGAAATTACTCCTTTTCTTATTGTTATTTCTTGATGTAAGTTTTCTACCACAGTCTGTGCATTTATTCAGGAGACCACCTCAGCAGTGCCGTCATAGAACTCGCACTTACCCACGCACAGTCCCTCTTGCATGAGTGTCAGACAATTAGCATGTTTATATCCACTATGGCCGTTGCTACCCATTACTATACTGCTTACTTGAGTTGTGGTGATATCTTCGTTCCAATCAACCCATCCTTGTTGGCTAAGAATATCTACTATCTGTAAAACGTGCTCTTGCTTTTTCTCTAACGTTACGCTCTCTGGGGGGAAGAACCACCTCATCCTATCTGCCAGATATGTTGCTAAATGGAATCTTGCTCTGTGAATCGGATTGCCCTCGCCGAGTGCCGCTTGTGCTAGGCATGGAAGGACTTTGATATTGTTCAGGGATATAGTTGGTAGATTCTTGACCTCCGTTGACCTCTTGAATACGGACGGCCTTTTTTCTGGTAACACCATGTTGATGTCTTTACTGCCTATCTGTATGTAGCCCTCTCTCGGCTCTTGAGCGACATCAAGCAACTCGTCATGTGATAGTGAAAGTATCTCATCACTGGTTAGTGGTATACTCCAACAACCCCTCCTTGTGTTGTAAGAGTTAGGTAAGCGTATCATACCTGCTAGGTCAAAGGCAACAGTGGGGTCATTACAGGATAGGCTAAGTTTCTTGTCCCAGTTACTTATTAGATTCCTACCGGCTTGTTTAATTCTGGTTACCTCTAATCCATCAGTTGGTGTGAATACTTCAGATAACGGTACGTAAATGTGGTAACCACCGCCACTGAACCAGACATAGTGTCTGAAGTCATTATCAAGGAAATGTCTGTGTAATCTTCTGACTTGTTCTTGCATGAAAGAGAAATCGACTTTCTGTCCCCTGTTCTTGAAGTCTTTGCAATCAAAGTCCATTACGAAGTGTCTGACAATTGCGCTGTTATATTCTACTCTGTGATGCTTGGGCGGAGCGGTTCTTCTGTAACCGTAGGCAGTGAAATAGGCATTGCCTCTACCGTTCTTACCTCTCCAATATCTTTCCAAGTCGTCCCAACTGCGAACGATGTACCTGCCACCGTTTCTACCGTTATCGCCTATCTCTAGAACTTCTCTTGGAAAATCCAAGTCTATGAAAGCCATGAGCCCTCATTCCTGAATATTCTTCTTAACAAAGTCTTGACGTAGTTCTAGAGCCATTTTGTCGACTGACCAGTCGTTCAGGAACCTTGGATTAACAAAGACGTCAAAGACAAGGTAGGACGGTATGCCTTTATCCTCATCATTGTAGTCATCCAAAGTCATTTGGGTGGTTAGGCTCGTCTCATATGGTGTTTTACTACCCAACATACCCTTAAACAGATTAATCTGAATCCGTTCATCCACAGCGCTCAATACATATTCTTCCAACAGTTGTTTAACTTCTTTCATTTTCTCTTTCATACTTACACCTCCACAGTGATATCATTCCACGCAGGACACATGTCCATGTAATCGCACCACTCACACTTCCTCGCGTGTGGTTCTGGTGGAAATGAATCTTCTATATGTGATTTGACCAGTTTCTTCAGTTTGTTATCAACAGTCTTCGGTGCGTATCTGGTCTTCCTTGTACCGATTTCCTCTATTTCCCATTCCGCCTTCACCCCTCCGTTGTCCTGACCGTTTGGGAACTCCCATGCCCAGTGCGTCACTGGGAGGAACTTTGCGAACTGACCCTCCTCAAGGGCGAGTCTGTAGAACTGCATCTCCTCCCTCATGCTCTTAGCCTTCTTAAGATTCCATTTACCAGTCTTCAACTCCATGAGGACAAACCCGCCCTCGCCGTCCGAGAAGATGGTATCGATGAAGCCCCTCATGTGTATAGGCACACTGACGCCATCGACCTCCACCTCTCTACGGGCATGGAATGATACCTCATTGCCTACTGGTCTCCAGTCCTTACCTTCATCAAGTAGAAGCAGTCTCTTGAATTGCCACTCCAACCATCGCTCAATCACTGCCTCCTCCCCGTATGCATAAGGCTCAGGAGGTTTTGGCACCACACTCCTGAGTAGTTCCATGGCGGCGTATTGATTGTCTTTTTCTATGTGGCTTAGAACCTCAGGCATCACTTCATCGACATGGTCCCAGAAGTATTCTACTATCGCGTGCACGTTCGTGCCCCGGACCATCGTGTAATTTTCTTCAACCGGCATTTTGTGTATGTACTGCAACTTGTATTGATATTGACAGAAGCCGTGTGTGCCCAATGATGACTTACTCACTCTGAGTATTTTATCCATGTCAGGAGTCCAAGCGTAAGTGCTGTTTTCATAAGACTTCAGCAGTTCCTCGTCGTGGTACTCCTTGTTCTCAAAGAAGGCAGTCTCGTTAGGATTGAACTTCATTCGCCACACCCCTCGCATCTGAATTGTGAGAAAGGTCTTTGACAATTAGGACACATAGGAGTTCCATTCACCATATGTGTAGTAGTAAGTCCTTGCCAGCCGCAATTGCATTTTGATATCATTCATCTTCCTCCATTTCCTTCAACTTCGCTCTGAGATAGTCTTTCCTAATATTCTTCATCTCCAACCTATCCTGTTCAGCCTCGATTAATTTTTGCAGATAGACCGCAAGGTCCATCGCTTCCTCTTGGGCATGAATCAACCACTCTAGTTGTGATAAGGGAGCGGTTTCCATTGTGACACCGTACTTCCTCTTACCGACTTCTGCTCTTTGCTGTATTCTCTTACACACTTCATCCTCTATCCTACTCATAATATCACCAGTGACTCTTTGGCATCTTTGCCCCACAGGCTTTGTCCAGAGACTTCCAACCCAACGTGTCGTACACTCTCTTTATCTTAGCCTTGATGAATTTGTCAACAATCAAACCGTAGTCAACGGAGAAGCCCTCTAACTCAATCGGGTTTCTGAACGCTGCCACCTCTGTGTAAGGTAGGTTCTCTGGTGCCTCGGACACATACAACCACCTGATACTGTCCCCGACCCTTACCGGGTCTATTGGGTCCATGTGCTCATTGTAGTATCTGGCTGCTCTGACTGATAGTGGTGGTGTGTTCTTGTAGGTCTCCTTACCAATCCTACCATATGGGGCAAGGCTCTCGATGCCCCACTCACCACTGAGCACGGATGTGGAGATGTCTCTGATTGCATCAGTCACCTCCTTCTCCTCTGCCCCAGTGCCTACTTGCCTAAATAGAATCTCAGAAACCTCCTTCGTGAGCGGTGATACGCTAGAGGCCTTATATGCGAACCCTGTGACCTTCATGGTCCCCTTCTTACTCTCTGGCCAAGTGATGATACCAAAGTTCCTGTTCTTTACATCAGCCGTGGTCCAGTAGTCAAAGTAAGCCTCGAACTCTATGTTCATCCCCGGTAGATTTAGGGTAGATTGAATCTTGTCGTTTAGTTTGTCCACAAGGTCATCAACCTCATCAAACGGGCACTGTATGTATCCAGAGTCGGTATGACCTGCAAGAGCCTTGTAGCCAAGCACCTCGCTCTCAGACAGGAGCATATTGATGCATTTCCTACCATAGTATGTGATTGTGGCACCGATGTCTGGGTCTATCCACCCACCACCTACAGCCTTCTGTGAGACGTATCCATAGCAGGCGTTGCTGTTAACTTTCACAGCGAGTTGTAGCATGTTGTACTTGAACTTAGTATCCTCATCCTCGGCCTCATTCATCTTGCGCTTGTACTTCCTTCTGAGGTCCATCATCTCACTTATGAGCGACGGTAGGACACCCGTCTTCTCCTGATTCCAATGTGTTCCGTTTTCCACCGTTCTAATGCCATTACCGCTTTTATTCTCCTTGGTAGTTAGGCAAAGGTTGGCATCCACTATGATTTGCGGATACATGGCAGCAAAGTCAATACAGGCGACACCCGCCCATCTACCGGCCTTTGGCTCAGGCACATGTGCTGCTGTCATTTCCTCCCTCTTTCTATTGAATAATGATAGGCCCTTCAAGCCGGTTCTCCGACCTATGAGCCCTCGAATGTAATTGGACACGTTGTGCGTCGATTGGAATCGCACACCGCAGAATTTCTGCATGGTAGTGAAGAAGGGAATTGCATTTACCTTCTCTGTGCATCTTCTGAGGAGAGTGGTGTCACGCACACAGTAATCGACAAACTCATCGAAGTTCTCGACCCACCATGTACGGACATCCGCATCCATCTTCTCCCCTTGCGCCCCAAACTCATCTGATAGTTTGAGGTCTGTGGCAATGTCAGCAAGTTTACGACTCTTGAACTGACCATTGCCACTCTTCTGCCACAGAGACTCAAGCCCCGTTCCTGTCCCCCATCTAGCGGCAGTGTCAAAGCACAACCTACCTAGAATGGGCTGTGCTGTTTCCTTGTATCCATCTTTTCTAGGTCGAATGACCTCTCCTATGGGACTCAACCTGTCAGCCTTGGCACCCAGCCTCTTGACCAGTTGGGGCAAGTCGGCCCACATGATTGCGTGAGCGATGAGCATGTCGGGGTCACACTTCTCCAGATGTTGTAGGAATGCCTCATGCATGTCATCCTCATTTGTGTGCATATATAGCAAGTAGCCGCCTTCTTTATCGATGAAGTCCATACTGTCGCCCTCAACCTCAAGATTCCAAGCGAATACCACGGGGTGCTCTGCATGTGTGTCGTCTATCGCTATCATGGTGGTAGCACCCTCGAATGGTTCATTGGGTTGCCACTCCATGTCGAAGTACCATATCCTCGGCTCTAGGAGCGGGTAGTCCCTGCTGTCTGGGTACCTATGTTTCAACCACTGGTCTGGGTATGATATGTCGGCTTCGTATGTTCTCAACTCATCTTTGATTTCCCATAGATGTGATGGGTTGCTTACTTCTAACTTGAACAGGGTGTTTCCGTCATTGCCTACGGCCTTGATGTCCCTATGAAACCGAGCACCGGGATATCTCGCTGATATTCTAGCGAGTTTTCTCTCAGGTGTGTAATCAGGCACCCAGCAATGCGGGGCGATGTAATCTGGGTGCTTAGGGTCTAACGTCTGTATGGTTAGGCCATCTTTCATGTTTCTTGTTCTGACGTACAGGTGTGGTTTGCTGAAACCATCCCAACCGTCTGGGTAGAAGTAGTCTATAATCATCAAATCACTCCTGTTGGTCAATGATGATTAGTAGTCTCTCTTCATTACTACCCTCCTGCTCGACAACCAATCCGGTCGCCTGACCGAAATGCACCCTCGCTGGTGAAGGAGATACCAAACCTAAGCAGGGCATCAACCACGGGCCGAAGTTTGAGTAAACAGAATGAACAGGGCCTTCACTATCATCAAGCGCGCTTGTAGCGAATATCTTGACGTCATGTTCCTTACCGACTGCCACTGATATCTCACCTGCGTCTGCATTGGCTGTAATCTTGAAGTCGGAGTTGTTCGCTATCAATCTCTTTAACGAAGAGATGCTGTTGAAGTCCTTGAGATTCGTCACGCCATGCACGTCGTAGTTGTCCACGCCAAATGAGCGCCAGTTATCGGACTCCGCATTCTTGATAAGTTTGTTGAAGTTAGGTAGCATCTGCGTACTCTTGCAGTCGGTTATGGGCAAGTTCATCTTCAGATTCCCACATGAGACGTAAAGTGTCTTTCCGTTTGACATCTGCTTCAGTTTCACCTGTCCCTTGCACTTCTTGACGAATGCCACTAACTTGTCCAAATTGGAGATGATGATTGAGCCTGCCTTCTCTATTCCAGATGACAGGGTCTTCTTCACCCTGAGATAGTGAGTCTGATAGCCCACAGCGTAAGTCATGACTTGTGTATCTTCACTCAGGTCCAACCTGAGGTCATTGATGTTCTGAGGGAACTGGCCTATGTGACTCAGCAACTCATCCTTATCTAGAACTAACGTAGGCATTATCACCACTCCAGTGTTTCTTCCACATCGCCGTTTTTGTCCACGACTAGGTCATACGTTACATATCCAGACTCGCCACATATGTCGCAAGTTACCTTGAAGGTTACGTGTGGGTCTTTCCCATCCTCGACTATCTCCTCTAGACTAACGATGGTATATCCCTCATCATGGTCACAATCGATGTGTCCATCGAGATAGGCATGGTCGGCTGCTGTCATACCCGGTGGGTAGTTGTCCACTTGAATCACCTAGAGACCCTGTAGTTCAGGCAGGCCGAACCATGTTGGCTTCTTACCCTGCTCTGTTCTCAGTATGACGTTCTTCTGCCCCTGTAGGGCAGCGTCAGTCTTGCTCTTCTCAAACGTGGCTGTGAACTCAGAAAGGGTCACGTTACCATCATCGTCGTAGGTATCCGTTCTATCGCACTTTATGATTTGATACAGATAGTTGTTGCTTGCCTTCTCCCAAGCAGGTCGCCACTGCGCATTCTGCTCGTTGTTGCTGCTGTAGTTGGTCATCTTGAGATGAGTCTCCCAGAACACTCTCACGCCCCTCTTGACCAGACCCCTGCATAACGCAGTCATCTGATGGAAACGTGTGGTTCTTATACTCCAGTCCCACTGGTACTCGACTCTTCTGCCTGTGCCAGCGCCTCTGTTGTCAGCGGCGTCGATACCATCCTTGGCTAGACCAAGGTCAGCGATACGCATGCAATTGGTCGCTACACTATCCCATAGGTCAACACCAGTGACGAGAACACCCCAGTACTGGTCGTGCTCACTCAAGGTGTATTGCAGGATTGACATGACCCTGTCGTGTGTCGCAGGGTAATCATACGCAGTCCTATCGCCAGTCTGCATGACCCAAGGGTCCCAGCACCTGATGTGTTTGTTGTCAGGGTAGAATGCCGACTTGGTAGCGGCAGCGCCGCCGTCGAAGTCAAGCACCGCAAGATACTTGGCCTCCTCAGTCTCATCGCAGTACTTCTGGAAGAAGTCAAGCACTATGCCTGACTTGCCTGTGTTCTCATGCCCTATGATGCCCATGAAGATGTGAGTCTTGGGACCGCCTTGGTTCTGTAGTTCCTCGAACTCTGCCTTCAGCGCAGCGAATGCGCCAGAGTCTGTTCTCTTGGTGACAGGAGTGGAAGCCAACTCCTCAGCCTCCTCCTCCTTCACTTGTATCTCTTTGGCTTTACCAAAGCCTGCCATCATGTCTCCCTTCCTTGCGGCTCCCCGTCCTGTGCTGGTTGTTGCACTAGGTTCAGTTCGTTCATGTCCCTCTGTAACTGGGACGAGGCATTGATGACTGTGTTTGCAAAGTTCTCCAAGAGTCTTATGGACACTAGCCTGTTGTTAGACTGGGCCTGAACTGCTTTCGCTTGCTCAAGAAGGTCATCGTAGGCTTTGCTCAATGCTTCGTTTTTTCTTACGGTCTCTGTTAGTTCTTCTTCCAATTGTTTCTTTGTCTTCTTATCTACCATTCTTTCACCTCACATAAATTGCTCTGAGCCAGTGTTGCCACCACGCTGTCCCCTTCTGGAACGGCGCGCGCTTGCATACACTCCCATTGCCTTGATGTTTGGAATCATCTCTCCGTCTCTGGATGACATGGCCAATCTGCCGCACACGAGCACAGGGCTCCTCTCTGCGTATGGCCATCTCTCTCCATTGTCCTCTTCAAATGTGAATGGGTGAGTAAGGTTGTTGCACGCACCTGATATCCAACAGGTTACATCACTTCCAATACCAGTTCCATTCATATTCTGTAGTCTGGATGATGTCAGTGAAAGGGAGTAAGACATACCAGTCTCATCGTATTCACTCTCTCGTCCTTCAGGTTGCATTCTGTTAACGACTCCCTTAGTTATCACTATAGGACCAATCTTACCTTGTCTACCATCAGAGCCTTCGAACGTTCTGACATTTGCTGTATATGCCTCTGGTAGAGCATCTAACTCTACAAACATCTCACCCACAAAGTCTTCCCTCGTCCACAGTGTGAATGGATTCAAGAATTTCTTGACATCGTCTTCAACGAATTCATTCGTGTACTCAACGTTATTCCAGAAGTTCATGTTAGTGTTCAGTATGTCCTTGAACCTCTCGTCTGTTGTTGTGGGCATCCTGACTTGTATCTTACATGGCACACCGATACGGACTTCATGGTCCTTGTTGTCATCAGTGCAGTCCACTCGCCACAACAATATGTCATTCGTGAACTCATTTATCTCGTTGCCCAAGAAGTAGTAATGCCTCCCGACGCTTGTATGTGGGTAGGGCCTACCTGCTTTGCTTAGGAGACAGATGTAATCGTTGCCAGCCTTGAACCCCATCGATGGGATGTTCTCAACTGACTCATTGGTCTCTACAACACCATTGACTGTGTTGATGACCCAAGTGTCGCCTTCCTTCATGTAATGACCAACCTGTCCACTACCTAGTGCCTCATTGCTGTTCTCAGTCCACATCTGTGCCCTGTAGCGTGCTATGTTGGCTCTCCTATCAGTGGACCTCGGGTCCACGCCAACGAACGTTCCAACGAACGTTGTGGTATCTGCACCACCACCACTGACACTGCTTCTCCTGTCCATGATGATGAACGACTCTGCCCAGTCAATGAGTAGGTCCTCGCTCTCAGCAGACCAGTCATCACAGGAGTGCTCATCCATCAGATGCTTGATGAAGGCCTCTTGCACTCTCTCTAGTGACTCACCCGTTCTCTCAGCCTGCATACTGAGTCTCTCAACGACCTCAGCAGGCCACTCGTCTATCTTTCTCTCTTTTTTAAATGGATTATTTTCTTCACTCATATTCCTTCCTCCTCAAGTATTCTCTTGATGACTGCCGTTAGGTCTTTCATCGTGATATTCAGGTTGGCAATCTGTACCTCAATACCTACGAGTCCACCTTTTACAGTGGACGCTGCTTGTTCTATGTCATTCGCTTTTACTTCACTCATTCTTGTCACTTTCCGTTTTCATTTTTGCCACCATATAATCTAGGTAGGAATAGTCATCTCCGCTCCATGTGTGCTTATGGGTAAGCACGTCACCATACACAGCCATCACGGTCCACAGGACTGCATCATCACTGTCTTTGAAATGTCTGCGTATGTTTCTGTAGAACCCGCTTAAGATGTGCGGTAGAGGTGTGCCAGCGTCAAGAAGCGCATGAAGGTTATGGCGTAGTTCGTGCCATTCGTTCTTCAAAGCAAGTTCAGCATTGTCCTGCGATGTCATCGAGTCCAGTAAGTCGAGCCTGTCTTGCAAGTCGTGTAGATTCATACCATCGAGGAACATCACACACGCTCTCATGTCTCCGTTCATCAGTTCGACTAGTCTTGATAGCATGGAGGACAGTTCGAACCAACGAGCATGCCACTCCCTATCTAGTATGGATGCGAGCCTCTCAGCCCCGGCGTCCGGGGAGACTGGCTTGAAAGCGTAGACCTTGCATCGTGATTTGATTGCAGGCCTAATCTTCTCCAAGTCGTTACAAGTCAGAATCAACATTGCGTTGCCACTGTACTTCTCTATGATTTGTCTCATGGCATCTTGCGCACTGGGAGTCAGACCATCTGCCTCATCCAGTAATACGACTTTCCTGTCGACCCCGATTGACTTCGCCCTCATTGCGAACTTGAGTTCGTTT